AGTAGGCTTTCGATTGTGTATAGTTTGGTAGCCATTGGCAGACCTTCTTTCGTTTGTTGTTATGTATGGAATTATACACGAACCCACTGACATTTTCACATTACTAGCCAGTAAATCCAAATACTGAGACGCTCAAGTCGTGTGATAAGCATCACACCGAAATGTCCGTTTTGTCTGTCAAATCGACACGCCGTAAATTTCAGGGTTTTTTATAACAAATCCGTAACGACACGCCCGACGCCGCCACCTCTTGTGGGCGCAGCTGCCGATTTGTCAAATCGACACGCCGTTTATTTATTGTGAGTTATGTCTCATCTTCTAATTCTGCTAAATAATCTTGGTGTTCTACTAAACCAATCGCAAACGCAACGGGATCGCAACACTCTAAGATTTCGGCGGGAGTAAAAGTTGAGTAACCGATTTTTACAGTTGGATAAATGTCATTTAGTAAATCAATAAAACTTTCTTTGATTTCTAAATCTTTTTCAAATTGTGATTTATTCATTTAGTCCCCCGTTTTTTATGTCTTTGATTACGGCGATTAGTAGCGGAATAGTTACTCCCGCTAATAGTAATTGGACGGCGGTAGTTAGTAGGCGATTAGTAGTCATTACTTATTCTTCTTTCTCTTATAAATCTTATAAGCGATTAGTGCTAGGGCGGTGATAATAATAGTGTGCCAAGGTAGATAGATAGACCCTAGAAAACTATCTAACTCAAATCCGTATTCGCTAGTTATGTATAAATCAAATCCGTTAGGTATCATTATTCGTATGCCTCCCAATCTAGTGTTAGTGATTTAGATAGTTCATCTTCATCATAATCGGTAGCGCCTATTTCTAAGCCCTCTGCTAGTGCCTTGTTATAGGCTTCTTCTTCATCTAGATAGACATAAGCGTCTGCTATATCCGCTTGGATAGTATCCCATTTAGTCATCATTACTTTACCTCTACTTCTCTAATGTTATAAGTGAAACCCTTACCGAGTTTATTTAGTTCAGCGATTACCGCTAAGATTTCTTCAGGCTTACTAGCCTTTTGATTTACGGCTAATAGTTGAGAGCCTTGCCATAGTGTATAAGTGATAGTCATTATCTGTTCTTCTTTCGTTAGTAGTTATAGTAGGAATTGTAGCGCATAGCGCCGACATTGTATAGCGACACGCCGTTAGGCGTTAGTGTGATTATGGTCACACACGGACTCGATTTCGTGTCCGAACTCCTCTACGAGTTCCTCGTAGATTTCGTCCATATAATCAAGATAATCGTTCATTAGATTACTCCCAACTTCTAGTAGTGGCAATTACTACACGCTTGCTAGGCTTGTAGTTAGGTAACTCGGTTAGAGTTACTGTATCTATAACTCTAGTCTGTGAGACTAGGTCTAGATACTCGTTAGCGTATTCCTCGCTAGGAACTAGGAGGGTAGTAGAGCCTAAGCCTACTGTGTATTTTAGTGAAAACATTTTGTTTTCCTTTCTTTATCAAGAACCTTTCTTGATTTTCTTTATAGTATAACTCTAGCAGGGGGGTCTGACATTTATCAAGTCGCAACTCGGTCAAATCGGACATTTTAGAAAAGTAATTAGTGTTTTACATCACATTTAGCCTATTTATGGGCGCACTATCGGACAAATCGGACATCCCCAAAGGGGTGTATCGTACAAATTAAAAATATATTAACATTTTGTCAAAATTGAAAAAGCTATTGACTTTCGAAAAAACTAAATGTTATACTTGGGAAGGTTTCGGGGGGTTACACTAAGGAACTCAATATGCCAAGTAATTCTTGGAAGTTGGATCCAGACTCTCCTCTATCTTTCCAAAAAGATTTTTTAAATTTGGGGGGTAGGGGGGGTTTGCTAAAAAATCTAATTTCCAAGTAATCAATTAAAAGCAAATACAAATATATAATATATATAAGCAATAGGCAATAGCCAAAAAATATTTTATTAACATTTGAATATATCTAATATTGCAGTTGACTAGAATATATAGTACAATAGAGATATGAAATGCAACTTCTGCGATAATGAAAAATACGTCCAACGATTAAATTCGAGGGGGGCACTAGAGAACTTCTGTGTCGAATGCATTTCCAAATTAAGGGTGGTATACTAAGATCATGAATAACATATCAACTAACCTAGCTCCATGTGATGTATGCAATTTATCACACTGGGGAGTAACAATGGATGATCAAGGAATCTTGTCTCCATACTGCACATATTGCTCTGGGGATTATGCCCATACTAAAGAAGCAAGAAATGCTGCAGAAGGTATCAATCCATAATATTATAGTCGACTAGGATTATTATGCATGATCATGAAAATATTGTTCTAGCCACAGGTTCAGGAATAACTGAGATGCAGCTAATGTGGATTTTAATGGGAGCAATGGCTATTCACCATATTTGGATGTGGTGGAAGATGAAAAAGAAAAATTGTAACTGCAAGTGAACTGGTTACAAGCAACAATAATATTTGGACCTATATTGGTTCTATTAATAGCATTTTGGGATGATATAAAATGAAGAAGATCTATGCTTTAATTGCGTTAACTGCGACAGCAGTCTTCTCAGGTCTAGCTTTGTCTAAATTTTTAAATTGGGCGGGAAAGCAAGAAGATATCTTTGATTTTGACCTAAATGAAGATATAGACAATGAACAGTTCTAAATCATTCCTATGGTCATTGCTAATCATCCTTGGTGCATACTACTCATTGGTGTATATAACTCTATAGGGTAAAATCCCTAGCTTTTTCTCTCCCGCCCTTTTAAGGGTTCAAGTATCGGAGATACCAAATATGACCCAGTAGGGCTTTAGAGGCCTCATAGAGGCTGTTTAAGGCATATTCTGCAAATGATCACATATGGGAAAGAGGGTGTTCTATTTTCGGCGCACTTTTTTCGCACTTTTTGCACTATATGTCCATATTGCCCGTATTATATAAATACTATCTATAAAAAGAAAAAATCCCATTCAGAGGCGGATCCGAATGGGCTTTTCTAGTGTATTACTACACATTATATAGGGAGACATGGTGGTGTCTCTAACCTACACATCTTTATTGTAGAATATGTTTTATTCTAAGTCAACTACTTTCTCATCATTTTTTGATATGCTTTCTACAATGGCCTCAGCTGGAGGATAGCTAGTAATAAATCCATAAGGATCCTTGCTTGTCTCAGGATTGTTCCCCAGGTATTCAAGATACTCTGGAAGATTAGTAATTTCAGCCAAAAGAACCATAAGGTCTACGCATCTTTTATGGGTAAACATATGTGTAGTATGACACCTATATGCTTCATCTACATTTGGGCAAACTTTAAGTATTTCCATAAGTCTAAAAACAATCTTATGGGCCATCTCCATTTGTTCTTGACTATAAGCCATCTACTTCATCCTTTATCTCAATTGGAGTATATGCAGGTTCAGGCCCAAGCAAGAATCCTTTTTCGTGATATCCAACCATCTTTGATGTTTCTTCCCCTCCGACAATTTTGTCAGCAATTAAAGAAAGAAGATCGTATATTCTATGCAGCATAATGTAGGTAACCATTGGAAGGTTCTCTTCAATAGTTCCAGCATCAGATATTATAGCCCCATCAGGCAATTGTGATTCATCCATTTTTATTTATCCCTCCATCAGTATTAGGGAAGATTACAGGCATCTTCCATTCGTATGTTTCAAATCCAGAAGACTCATATTGCATCTCTTCTGCCGCCGACGCACTTTCTGTTGCAATTTGTAGTCCTTGACCACAGCTACAATTTCCACATCCACATTCTGACATTAGTTGTATTCCTTTCTGTTCCAGTATTTGTTTTTATACCAACCAATAATATGTTTTACCGACTCGCTACGTGCCAACTTTGCTTCAGACAAAAGATTAGTATTTCTTTCAAGTTTCCAAGGCTCTGATTTAATCGGTATAATTTGTGCAATAGGAGTGCCAGCTTTAATTATTCCTTCAAATCCCATTTGAAGAAGAAAAGGCATTTTTCCACCATTCATTGGATAGTTTGCATCAACCACGCCAGACATTGTTCTAAATGGAAGATCATCTCTATTTAATGGATGAGTTATCAATAAGCTATATCCGTCTTCTACTTTTAGTATTTGTTTTGTGCTCCATGAAAAATGATTTGAGTGAAAGCCTTGAGGAATTGGTAATGTTGGCACCATTCCTTTGTCTCTTTCAATAACAAAATCTGTTTCTGTATAATCAGAGTCAAAAAAGTTCCAGCTTATTCTAGGGCCTCCTGGAGTTTGTTCAACAAGAAGATCTACAGGAGCTGGAATGTAATATCCAGTTAAAAAGGCATCCATAAAAGGAGCACAACTTTTTACTGTTATTGTAGATGGAGAAATGCTTAGCTTTCCTCCTGAAAACTTTTCTATTTTTTTAAACCAATCAGGAATTACATTTTTCATGTACCCTATTGGTTCAAATACTGGGTGATATAAATCGTATTCTAATTTTTTAGATTTCATTTTTAATCGCTTCTACTATTTTGCTGTAAACTTCTAATCCTATGTTGTTTCTATATTCACAAGACAAACAATATAAAAATATATTATTGTCTAAATCCATGTTAGATTGAAGAGAGCCCTGATCCATTGGACATTCAAGTCTAGGAACAAGGCCCTCTTCTGATAAGGCTATGTACTTAGATACATACTGTATCTGCATTTGACCTACTTTTTCTGATCAGTCGGGAATTGCAATAGCCATTCCTGCGCTTTTGGGGTCATACCCTTCCAAGCTGACCAATCAATACCGCCATTGGTCATATAATACGTTATCTCTGCGTTTGTTACTGGGTCGAATAACTCTCTGTTACTCTTTAGGTCGAATTTCTCAAGTCTTTCAGGACCAAGATTTCCGATCATGTTGATCTGGAATATTCCGTAGGAACTATCTCCAGTATTCTTATTCCCGTTATATGCAAGCGGTCTTCCGTTAGATTCACGCTTTGCTATTGACCAGGCTTTCTTAAGGCCTGACCCTTCGAATCCTACAGTCTCAAGTAATAGTTTTAACTCTTTGTCTGTAAGCATCTCAGATGGCTTGTAAATCTCTTTACTAAAACTATCTAAGACTTCTTGCATTAATTGGGCTTCAGTTTTCACTAAAGGTTTTACTACTAAGGCATTTGCAGGCTGTACAGGAAACAAAAATAATGTTATCATTACTATTGTAACCAGGTTATGAGCCAAATCACTTACCTGTTGTTTTATTTTCTCCATTGGCATTTCCTCCTCTAGAGATAACGAACTATAATAATAACATTGAATACCTAAGCCTGTCAAGCCAGTCAACCAGAAAGAAAACATGAAAATATCTTATTATACGATTAAAGCAGGGTTAAACCCAGCTGTTGGCTTTGGTTATGCTGGAAAGAATATAGTTAAATCATTAAATAATTTAGGTCATTATGTTACATATGCTGATCCTAAAGCAGATATCCAAATTAATTTTACACAACCGCAACATTTTAAAATGCATAGAGGGCAGTATCAAATTGGGTATACTCCTTGGGAATCAACATCGATGAGACCAGATTGGGTTGAAAGATTTAATTATTGCGACGAAGTCTGGACAACATCAGATTGGTGTGCTCAAGTATTTAAAGATAATGGAATAACAAAACCAATATATGTTTACCCTCACGGCATTGAAGATTTTTGGAAACCAAAAAGAAGAGTGCTTAATGATGGCCAGCCAATAAAGTTCTTACATATTGGAGAACCTTCACCAAGAAAAGACGGACAATTAGCAGTAGATACTTTTGCTAAAATGTTTGGAAATAATCCTGACTATCAGCTTACCCTAAAATGTCATAATTCTAATACTACAAGAATGTATAATTCAAATAACGAATTTGTTACACCAGATGCTATTTATTCAAATATAAAAATTATAACTGATGAGTATACAGAACAACAGCTTTTAAGTTTATATTATAGTCATCATGTTCTTTTGTATCCAACCTGGGGAGAAGGCTTTGGCTTTATTCCACTTCAAGGACTTGCAACAGGTATGCCTGTTATATCAACATACGACTGGTGTCATTATAAAAATTATTTAGGCCCGCTTAAATTAAAATCTAAACTAACGGATGAGACTTTACCAAAGTCTGTAGGAGATGACTATATTGGAAAAATGTTTAAGCCAGATGCAAAACATCTAGAAGATCAAATGTATGAAGCAGTAATTAACTTTAAAGCTTATTCTGGTTATTATTTTGCTCAAGCAAATCAAATACATAAAGATTATAATTGGGATCAGTTGACTAAGAATGCATTTGAAAGATTGTCTAAAAAGTTTTCCTAACCCCTTCCCCTATAAAGCCTTCTTTGGTAGAATAGGATCTTCACACTAAATTTAAATTAACCGCTAGGCGGAGAAACAGGTACTCTAAAATGTCTAAGACTATTGCAAACCCATACGAAAATTTTATTGCGTTATCTCGATATGCAAGATGGATATCAGAAGATAATCGTCGTGAGACATGGGGAGAAACAGTAGATAGATATTTTAACTTCATGCTTGGTCATTTAGAAAAAAACCATAATTATATTCCAAATGAGAAGCTTGTTGCGGAATTAAAAGAGTTTGTCTTTGAACGAAATGTCATGCCATCAATGCGTTCTGTTATGACTTCAGGAGCAGCATTGGAAAGAGACAATGTAGCTGGATATAACTGTGCTTTCTTACCAGTTGATTCCCCACGTTCATTTGATGAGACAATGTATATCCTTATGTGCGGTACAGGTGTAGGATTCTCCGTTGAGTATAAGTACATCAATAAGCTTCCTGCCGTCCCAGAAACTTTAGAGAAGTCAACTACAGTAATTACAGTAGAAGATTCAAAGCAAGGTTGGGCTAAGGCATACCGTGAGTTGCTAGCACTACTTTGGTCTGGACAAATTCCAGCAATTGATGTTTCTAAAGTGAGACCAGCAGGAGCAAGACTTAAGACAATGGGTGGAAGATCTTCAGGCCCACAGCCACTTATTAACTTGTTTGATTTTACAATTGCAAAGTTTAAGAATGCTACAGGAAGAAACCTAAAGCCAATCGAATGCCACGACATTATGTGCAAGATTGGTGAAGTAGTTGTTGTAGGAGGAGTTCGTCGTTCAGCAATGATTTCTCTTTCTAATATTAATGATATTGAAATGGCACAGGCAAAGTCAGGTAACTGGTGGGAAGCAAGCCCACAACGTGCCTTGTCTAATAACTCTGTTGCGTATTCACGCAAGCCAGAGATGGAGCAGTTTATTGCAGAATGGAAATCTCTATATGATTCAAAATCAGGAGAACGAGGCATATACAATGTGGCCGCAGCTCAAGCCCAAGCAGCCAAGTATGGAAGAAGAGATCCAGATATACACTATGGAACTAACCCGTGTTCAGAGATTATTCTACGTCCTTACCAGTTTTGTAATCTTTCAGAAGTCGTACTACGTGAAAATGATACAAAGAAAGATATTGAACGCAAAGTAGAACTAGCAACTATTCTTGGAACCTGGCAGTCTACTCTTACAGACTTTAAGTATCTACGTAAAATTTGGAAAGATAACACAGAAGAGGAACGCCTGCTAGGAGTTTCTTTGACTGGACAGTTTGGGCATAAGTTTATGTCAGGCAAACAAGATTTGGTTGCGCTAGAGTCATTTTTGATGACTCTTAGAGAAGCAGCAAGAGCAAAGAATAAAGAAGAGGCTGGGAGAATTGGGATTCCTGAGTCTGCCGCTATTACTTGTGTAAAGCCTTCTGGAACAGTATCTCAATTGGTCGGGGTATCTTCAGGAATGCATGCTTGGCATTCTCCATATTATATTAGAACTGTTCGTGGTTCAAAGGGAGATCCAATTTCTACCTTCCTTAAAGAGGTGGGGATTCCAGTAGAAGATGATGTAATGAAGCCAAACGATACATACGTATTTTCATTCCCAGTAAAGGCACCAGAAGGTGCAATTGTCAGAAATGATCTAACAGCTACTGAGCACCTTAATATTTGGTTGGTTTACCAACGTGCATGGTGTGAGCATAAGCCTTCAATTACAGTTTCTGTAAAAGAAGATGAATGGATGGAAGTTGGAGCTTGGGTATATAAGCATTTTGACGAGGTGTCTGGAATTTCATTCTTGCCACACTCAGATCACTCATACAAGCAGGCTCCTTATCAAGAAGTAGATAAGGCTGAATATGATGCACTTGTTGCAAAGATGCCTAAAGAAATTCGTTGGGAAGATTTGTCATTCTATGAAACAGAAGACGGCACATCTACTAATGCTACCCTTGCCTGCAGTTCAGACGGAAATTGTGAGCTAGTAGACATTTCTGCCTAATGTGGTAGAATTATAGTATTGGGGATATTCCCCAAAATTCTGGGCACCCCGCCCAAAATGGAGATGATAATATGGCTAAATTCGATAAAGCGGATTTAAACAAAGATGGAAAGGTAACAATGACAGAACAAATTTTAGCAGCGCTTGGAACATATGCTCGTGCATTTCTTTCAGCAGCAATTGCTCTATATATGACTGGCAATACAAATCCAAGAGACCTTCTTCTAGGTGGCGTAGCAGCTGTTGCACCAGTAATCCTTAAGGCTCTAAGCCCAAGCAACAAGGAATTTGGATTCGTAGCAAAGTAAAAATTTAATATCGAATTAGGGACTCTCCTGTGCTAAAATAAGTACAGGAGTTTTCCTATTTTAGGAGAGATATGTCAGCGCAGAAAAATTTTGAAATTGACCAAAACACTACATTTTCATTTATTGTCGAGTACAAAGACAATGCTGGACTTCCAATTGCGCTAACCTCAGCATCTGCAAAAATGCAGGTTAGGGATACAAAAGGCGGATCTAAATTAGCATTTACATTATCATCACCAACAAGCGGAATTGTTATAGATCAGCCAGCAGGCAAATTGACAGTAACAATGTCTCAAGCACAAACGAATAGTCTTTTTTATCCAAAATCTTCTTACGACATAATGGTCACAGATTCAAATGGAAATAGAACAAAGCTTCTTGAAGGATACATCACATTAAGTAGGTCGGTGACAATATGAGCAACGAAAGAGTAATAGTAACTGAAATTAAAAATGATGTAGTAATCTCTACATCTGGCCCCCAAGGCCCAAGAGGAAAAACAATCCTCAATGGAACAGGAGCCCCATCAAATGAAATTGGCCTAGAAGGCGATTTCTATTATGACAAAAACACCACTAGATTTTATGGTCCAAAGCTAAACAGTTTAACATGGGAAGGCTCAGCAAATTACTTGCTAAGCACAATGACTCTGACCTACCCATGGATGCTAAATCAAGTAACAGGACCCGTAAATGGGGTTTATTCACTTCAAATAACTCACAACTTAGGATATAATCCAAACGTAACTATTAAAAATAGCGCAGGCGACTTATTAGAAACGGGAATAGACTATAATAGTATTAACCAGATAACACTGACAATGGCACAACCATTTTCAGGGACAGCGTACCTGTCCTAAAGGAGAATAAAAAATGGCAAGATTATTTGTAACCAACATTGACCTCAACAAGAATGAGCTGCTCAATGCACGAATCCAGAATTTAAGTTCAGCACCATCAAATCCAGTATCGGGTCAAATTTACTATGACTCAACCAGTAATACAATGTATTACTATAACGGCCTTCCTTCTCCAAATGGCCCATGGATGCCGATGTCTGGATCTACAGAGGTCATTCAAGATGTAATTGGTTCAGCAATCGTAGGTGGCGTAGGTTTAACATCAACATATAACGACACTGCAGGCACAACAACAATTGATTTAGATAACACCGCAGTAACTGCTGGCTCATACGGATCCACAACAAAGATCCCAACATTTACAGTAGATGCACAAGGTCGTTTAACTGCTGCAAGCGAAGCAGACGTAGCAACAAACCTTTCAATAGCAGGAGACACTGGAACAGATACAGTTAACCTATTAACTGACACACTAACTGTTGCTGGTGGAGAAGGAATTGACGTAGCTGTAACAAATAATACAGTTACAGTATCAGCAGAAGATGCAACTTCAACTAATAAGGGTGTAGCAAGCTTTGACGCAACAGACTTTACAGTAACATCAGGCGCAGTAACAATAAATGCTGAGCGTGTACAAGATATTGTATCTTCACAAATTGTTGCAGGCGAAGGCATTGATGTAACATACGATGATGCAGCAGGAACTCTAACAGTAGATGCAGAAATTGCAACAACTACAAATCGTGGTGTCGCTTCTTTTGCTACAGCAGATTTTACCGTAACAGACGGTGCAGTAAGTGTTAAGAATGTAAACCTTGGAACACAAACAACAGGAGATTATGTTGCTAATATTCAAGGTACAGCAAATGAAATAACAGTAAGCCCTACAACAGGAGAAGGCACAACAGTAACAATTGGTCTTCCAGATGATGTAAGCATTACTAACAACTTAACAGTAGGCGGAAACCTAAATGTAACTGGAACAATTAACTCAGTAAATACTACACAGGTAAACATAGTTGATAATAAAATTAATCTTAATACTGACTTTACAGGAGCACCCACAGCAGACGCTGGTATCCGTGTAGAGCGTGGCACAGGAGCAGATGTAGAAGTTCTGTGGAATGAAGCGGATGATCGCTGGACACTTACAAATAATGGTACAAATTACCACGCAATTGCAAGAAAATATGCAGCAGACCTTCCAAATCCAGACACAGCAACATCCTTAGTAGTTACACATAATTTAGGAACAGATGATGTAACCGTTAATGTTTTTGAAACAGCAGGATCAAAAGCCTTGGTTGAAACAGACGTAGAGCGCACATCAGCAAATACAATTACATTAAGATTTGCAACAGCACCAGCAAGTGGAGCATACAGAGTCGTAATTACTGGTTAAGGAGATTTAAATGTCTGTAAAAAGATTAGTTCCCCTTAATGCCGCAGAATTATCCGCAAACCCAGCATCTGGCAGACCTGGCGACATATACTATAATACAGCAGCACAAGAATTACGTGTCTATACAGGAGTAGAGTGGATTGCTGTAGGATCAGCTTCTGAAACATATATATTAGAAAATCACATTCATACATATGATGGAGATATTCATACTGTATACGCAGGCGCATACAACCCAACCTTAACAATATTTGACGGTGGAACTTCACAATCTCAATATGATGAAACTAAAGACATTGATGCAGGTTCATTATGACATATAGCTCAGTAAAACATAAAAGAGGAACATCTGCACAATGGGATGCCGCCACATATGTATTAAAAGATGGCGAAATTGGAATTGATAAAACTTTAAATAAAATTAAAGTTGGAAATGGCTCAGCTTTATGGGCAGCACTTCCTTTTATAAATGTTTTGCCTAGCGAATTAACTGAACTTGCTCAAGATGCTGTAGAGTTAGCAATTACTGCTGGCACTGGAATAACAAAAACTTATAACGATACCGCAAATACAATTACTCTTGCGATAGATAGTACAATTGCAAATAAGACCTACGTAGACACCGCAGTCTCTGGATTAAGCAGTACATCCGCAACAACTTATATCCCATTAAGTTTATTGGGACAGGTTGATGGAGTAGCAGAACTAGACTCAGATGGTTTTGTTCCAGAGTCACAAATACCTGCTTCAATTGCAAGAGATACAGAAATCTCATCAGCTATAAGCGCCGAAGTAACAAATAGAAATACCGCAATTAGCACAGCAATATCAAATCTTGTTGATACAGCACCTGACGCTTTAAACACATTAAATGAACTAGCAGCTGCAATAAATGACGATGCCTCATTTGCTTCAACAATTACTACAGCACTGGGAACTAAAGAACCAGCTCTTCCTTCGCAAACTGGAAACGCTGGTAAATTTTTAACTACAGACGGAACATCTAAATCTTGGTCTACGGTTGCACAATATACATTACCTGCTCAAACATCTAATAGCGGTAAATTTTTAACTACAGATGGCACAGTAGAATCTTGGGGAACAATTCCAGTTACATCAACAGCAACTGCAACTTCAAAAGGAACAGTGTATGGATTTAGTTCTGATACCGATGCTGGTTCAGCAAATGTTGCATATGGCTGGAGAGCAATGGCAAATGTTACCTCTGGAATAGATAATTTAGCAATTGGATTTCAAACTTTATATGGAAATACAACTGGTATTAACAATTTAGCTATTGGCAAATATGCATTGCTATCTCCTTCTTCGGCTTCAAACAATACTGCTATTGGAATGTGGACACTTCCTAATGTTACAGCGGGATCAGCAAATATTGCAATAGGCCCATTTGTTATGTATAACACTACAATTGGAAATGACAATGTTGCTATAGGAACCAATGCTTTAAATTATACAGATGGTGATGGAAATATTGGAATTGGGTCGTCTACAGGAGATGCTTTAACAACAGGTTCTAACAATATAATTATTGGAACATATGCAGATCCATCATCACCAACCATATCTAATGAAATTACCCTTGGTAATTCAAATATTACAAAATTTAGAATACCAGGACTTGCAGTAAACTGGACAACATCAGCTTATGGAAGAGCTACTTATGCTTCCACCTCCGCACCTTCTGGTGGTGCTGACGGGGATGTTTGGCTAGTATATACTCCGTGATAATATGACAAAACATATAAAAGTAAATGGAGTATGGAAAAACGTTTCTTCTCAATCTGTAAAGGTTGCTGGAGTTTGGAAAAATGTTACTCAAGAGTGGATAAAGATAAACGGCGTCTGGAAACAAGCCTATCAATATCTTGCACCATCATATACACTTTATTCAACATTTACATCTAGCGGTACATTTACAATGCCTTCTGGATACTCTCAAATTGCAGTAAAAGGAATTGGTGCAGGTGGCAATGGTGCAACTGGTGCAAATTCAGATGGTGGTTCTGGAGCAACTGGTGGAAGAGGCGGCGGCGGCGGTGGCGGATTTATTTTTAAAGATTATCCAGTAAACCCTGGAACTCAGTATTCAGTTAACATTGGATCTGCTGGACAAAATACAAGTTTTGGATCTTTAGCAACAGCAACATCTGGTTCTTCATCTGGCGGTGGTGGAGTTTCAGCAAGCATTGCTTTAGAAGCTTCTAGCGGAGGTCCAGGTGGTGGAACTGGAGGTACAGGAGGAAGTTATAGCTATAACTATGGAACTCCATCTGGCGGACAATCAGGAAATCCTGGTTCTAGCGGAACAACTTTAACTTCTTCTGCCGCTGGCGTAGGATCAATAACATTAGGCGGAGGCGGTGGCGGAGGCGGTGGCGGTGCAGTTGGAAGTACAAACGGTCCTGCCTCTGGAGGACAAGGAGGAAATCCTGGCTCTGGTGCTGGTCGTGGAGGAAATGGTGGAAGTGGTGCACAACCTGGATCTGGCGGAGGAACAAGTTCTGGTTCTGTAGGATCTGGTGCAACTTCCCGTGGTTCTGGTGGCGGTGGAGGTGGTGGAGGTTCTTTATCAAGAGATTCTGGAACTGGTGGAGGAACCGCAACACAAGGCGGAGCTGGTGGAGCAGGACAACCAGGTATAATTTATGTATATGTTAGATAGGGGGCAAAAAAATGGCAGTTAGATTACAAGTAAGAAGAGACACCTCTACTAACTGGTCAACCAATAATCCAATATTACAAGTTGGAGAATTTGGCTTTGATATAACAGTAAATAGGTTTAAGGTTGGAATTGCTTCAGGAGAATCCTCTAGATGGAATGCTTTGCCATACTTAAATGTTATTCCAAGTGAATTATCAGAGCTTGCTCAGGATGCAGTCGAAGCGTCACTCACAGCTGGCACTGGAATAACAAAAACTTATAACGATACTGCAAATACAGTTACGCTTGCAGTAGATACGACCACAATTGCCAATAAAACTTATGTTGATACTGCAGTATCAGGATTAAGCAGCACATCCGCAACAACTTATATACCCCTTAGCCTTCTTGGAAATGCTGATGGTGTTGCAGAACTTGATGAAAATGGTTTTGTTCCAGATGCTCAAATCCCAGCAGGAATAACAAGAGATACAGAATTATCTTCAGCAATTACTACAGCAATTACTAATTTAATTGATGGATCTCCTGCAGCACTAGATACTCTAAATGAGTTAGCTGCCGCAATAAATGATGATTCATCATATGCTGCAACAATTACTACAGCTTTAGGATTTAAAGCACCTCTTGCGTCTCCAGCCTTTACAGGCACGGTTACTGGTATAGACAAGACAATGGTTGGGTTAGCAAATGTTGATAATACAACTGATGCTCTTAAGCCAATATCTACTGCAACACAAAATGCGCTAGATTTAAAATTAAATTTATCAGAACCATCAATTGACTACTACATCACTAATTCTGGGTCTGGGTCATACCTAGTAAATGGAGTATCCAACGCATTAATTTTTTTTGAAAAAGGAAAAAAATATAGAATTCATGTTAATGCTACAGGACACCCATTTTGGATTCAAGCCGTATCTGGAGCTTACAATTTAGCAAACGTATATTCTTCTGGAATAACAAATAACGGAGCCCAATCAGGTCACATTTTAGTAGAACTTCCTCAAGGCGCACCAGATAATTTATACTATGCTTGTGAATATCACTCATCTATGGCGGGATCAATTTCGGTACAGAGTGATGATACTATAACAATAAATTCTAAATCTGCAAGCTACACCATTTCACCAATAGATTCTGGAAGACTTATTGAAATGTCTGCAGGCGGAACTTTAACAATAACTGACTCTGCTTCTTTTCCAGTTGGATTTACTGTAGATGTATTGCAAACAGGAGCTTCACAAGTTACTATAGCTGGAACTTCATTTACTCCTAATGCCACCCCTGGATTAAAATTACGTACTCAGTGGAGCAGCGCTACACTTATTAAACGAGCACTTAATTCTTGGGTTGTATTGGGTGATTTGAGCGCCTAGATGTTACGTCGCAAAGCGGGAAAATCCAAAAAGTCTACAGTAAGAAAAAATCAAGTTCCCAACTTATCTGGACTTACAAGGTCTCAAGCTCAAGCAGCATTAACAGCAGCGGGTTTTACTTATTCAGAATCTACAGTAACAACTAACTATTCTGCAGAAAACAATAAAATTAATTCTCAATCAATTTCTTCAGGATCTCTTAAAATACTGGGAGATACTATTCCGTTTGTATATAACTCTTATGTGCCAATAACAGTACCCAACCTATCTGGTCTTTCACGGTCTGCGGCACAATCTGCAATCACAGCAGCAGGATTAGCTTACAGCGGAGAAAGCTCAACTGCATCAGGTTCCAGCGCTGGAAATAATGGGACTGTTTCATCTCAATCACCAGCATCAGGCTCACAAGTAGATGCAGGCACTTCTGTTTCTTACATTTATTATAATTATGTTGCACCATATTATGCTCCATATTATGCGCCTCCATACTATGAACCATATTATGCACCACCTGTTTATCACGCACCACCTGTTTATCACGCACCAGCACCATTTCATCAGGTATACCATGAGCCTCCAGCAGGACCATACTATGCACCAGCACCATATTATCAACCAACACAAAACTGCTCAGGATTCTATCGTGAATTTGGAAACCCTAACTGTGGTGGATATGCAGCGCTATACAACAATTGTGGACAGTTCTTGGGATGCGATGATTAATTCATCAACATCTAGACAAAATCTTTTTAAAGGGGTATAATATATAATATGATAAAAAACTTTTTTGCCAACCTAGACGGAGATAAGATAAACTTTTTATCTATTGAGGTAAACCCCGATGGATCAGCTATAGACCCAGCACAAGATGACAAATGCTATGTTCTTTCAAATAATCCGACTGCTTTAAATATAACTTATTTAAATTATTTTCCAGCAAGAAGAAGTATTTGGGACGGGTCATCCTTTATTGCTCCAGAGGGCCAGGAGCATAAGTTACCATGCAATCCAATAGATCTTTGTTTAGATGGATGTGAATCTATTGCGTTTTTAGTAGATAACGTTTATTACGGAGGAATAGGGCTTTGCGTAGGCGTTGCTAACAATGATATGCTTATTGCTATTTTAAGTAGCAATCCTGTAATAACTTTCGAAATAGAGTAGGTGTAAATGAATAGTAAAATATTTGTTTGCACTTCTGCTTACAACGATACAGACATAGAGCTAACTCTAGAAACAGCTTATTTAAATGCCAGCAGTCCAACAGGTATATATTTTGGAATTGCTATGCAATATCCAGATATACAGAAACCAGACCTATCGTCATATAAAAATGTTAGAACAATTGACATATTAGATCCCCACCCGATTGGCACAAGCCCAAGCAGAGCAGTGGCGGCAAAATTAATAAAAGATGAACATTATTTTTTATCAATAGATGCACACACAATATTTAAAAAGGACTGGGATAAAAACCTAATACAATATTTTTCTGAAATTAAAGAAAAATATAAAAAACCAATTATTAGCACCTACAGCCCATACTGGTACAGAGATGAGCAAGGCTGTATATTTAATCAAAATAAAAAGTTGTCGTTTGAAGAGGAAATGGAACAACACACTTTAAATTTTAAAATGGATGATGATTTTTTTCCAGGAAACTATACTATGCCAACCCCAACATGGGGCAAAAAGGTTACTTCTAGGTATGAAGAGCATTATTTAATTGGAGCGCATCTTTTATTTGCTGAATCTTCTTATTTAGAAGAAGTTCCGTTTGACCCATACATTACTTATCATGAAGAAAATACTACAGCTATGAGAGCATGGACAAGAGGGTACAGAATTTTTGCAATAGACAAGGACATATTGTGGACAAGAGAAATGTATCATGGAGTTGCTGATGCCGAGTCCTGGAGAAAAAAAATTGAAAGAAAAAGTTCAGACGGCTTTAGTTATGCAGACAAGATATCTCTTGGAGCGCTAAGATGTAAAGATATACTTTTAGGAAAAGAGTTAGGGCTATACGGATCTCCAAATATTAATTTATTAAAAGAATATGAAATTGCCGCTGGAGTAGATCATGAATCTATATATAAAAAAATATATGATCGTGTAGAAGCAAGCTTAGATGTGAATACTCCAGCTAGATCTATGTACAATTTTGACAAGGCAAGAAATGCCTAAGCTAAACTTTGTAACTTTATCTGATAATAGCAACTACCCTATACCAGCAATTAAAGCTCTTCCAGAATGGTATAAGTCTGCAAAAAAATATTTTAGCGATGGAGAAAGCACTTATAAAAACTGCATTCCTTTTTTTGAGGGCATGTATTCAGGATATGTAATGCTTATGCCTTGCGACGTAGAATTTTACATTGATAATGATATACCCAGATTTAAAATAGACAAGGAGTATAGTTTTTTTATATCTTCCAGGTCCCCGATGTCAGATTTTAAAACACCTTTCGGATATTACGATGATCATTTTGCCTGGAAGCCTCAGTGGGGGGTCGAGTCGCCAGAAGGGTACAATGTGTTGTATATGACTCCATTTAATGGATATGATGTTCCATTTCTTAATACATCAGGAATAATAAATAATGATAAAACTTCTCACCCAGGAAACATACCGTTTTTCTTAAGAAAAGGTTTTTCTGGTATTATTAAAGCAGGAACTCCATTCTTACAGATAATACCTATTAAAAGAGAAAGTTGGGAATCAGGAAATAAAGTTCTTGATCCAGAAACTATAGATCATTTTAAGCCAGGAACCCCAAGAATACAAGATCATTACAAAAAGGCGATATGGGAAAGAACAAGATATGAATAAAATAAAGTTCTATGCGTGGGATGAAAAAGCTGAAGAAATTACATTGCCTCCTGTTCCTGCAATAAAAAATGTTCCAGACTACTGGAGGAAAAGCGAAAGGTTTGTGGGTTCAAAAGACTTAGAGCTTTTAAATAACGGAATGCCAAACCTAGGGCTAAAACACTGTATGCCATTTTTAGATGCAATAACTTCAGGCTATCACTACAGACTTCACTGTGATGTAGAATTTAAAATAATTAATGGCATTCCAAATGTTTTTTTTGATTCTGTTTTAAATCCAGCATATCCAAGATCTAAAGATGATCTTCCAACCCCAGCTGGTTGTCACGACCAAGGATTTTTTTGGCAAATGTGGTGGGGCACAAGCCTACCAGAAGGCTGGTCTGCATTGGTAACTAGTCCATTAAATCGCCCAGATCTGCCATTTGTAGTAAACAGCGGAATAGTTGACTATGACAAGTATGTAGCGCCAGGAAATATTTCCTTTTATATTAAAAAAGATTTTGAAGGGGTCATAAAAGCAGGTACTCCTATTTTTCAAATAATACCAATTCGCAGAGAACCATGGGAGATGGAAATTGATCAGTCCCTAAGAGATATTGGCCATAGCAATTTTAAAAAAAAGGTAGAGAATGTTTATGGATATTACAAAAAAATATTAAGGCAAGATAAGCAATATTAATAATTTTTATAGTATAATTGTAAGTGTCAGTATAAAAAAATAAAATTAATCAGTTAAACAGCCGTTGCTTAACTTATTGTAAGAAAGGCTTTAAGATGCCAAATGAAAAAAGCGCCTGGCAAAGATACAAAGAAAACTTAGGAGAGACCCGCCCATGGGACATAGTCAATCCAAACACCCAATGGGCTTCTGAAGAAGAGGCCAATAAGAGGTATAGCATCTGTAACACGTGCCCAGAACTTATAAGCCTTACAAAACAATGTAAAAAATGTGGTTGCTTTATGGCCGCAAAGACTAAGATTGCCTCAGCGTCTTGCCCTATTGGTAAATGGGGCAAAGAAGAGATTCCTGAAGACATTATATAAAAGAACTATAATCTAGTAGGGGGTATAATATAACATATGGCCATTCTATTCCCAATTACTCTAGATCAACTGGTAAACCCAACAGGTGCTGATTCTGTTCAACTTGTTTCACATGCCGCACAGCACTCAAATGCCAACGACGCAATTGAAGCCTTAGAGGCCAAAGTTGGAGTCAATAACTCTACAGATGTTACAAGCATAGACTATAAGGTTCGGGATTTAATATCTAAGATTTATACCAATGAGATGGCGCAAGATACAATTGCCGCCGCATTGGCAGCAGGAACTCATACTAATATAACTGTCGGATACGACGACGTTGCAAACTCATTAAGCTTAACAGCAACCTATGACGATGAAGAGGTCATGGATGCAATTGCTACATCCCTAACGGCTGGCACAGGAATTACAAAAGTTTATGATGATGTTGCAAACACAATTACAATTTCAGTAGATACCACAGTTATAGCAACAAAAACATATGTAGATGCAGCGGTGTCAGGTTTTGGGAATACAGCAGCTAACACCTATGTTCCGCTCTCCCTGCTTGGAAATGCAGACGGTGTTGCAGAGCTTGACGAAGCTGGATTTGTACCTGCATCTCAATTAAACATAGATGAAAAAATTCAAGATGTAGCAGCAAAGCTAATCACAGACGGAACCCACTATAACATTACCGTCTCATATAATGATACTAATGCAACATTAAGTTTAAGTGCAAATTATGATGATGAAGAGGTAATGGACGCAATTGCCACATCTCTAACGGCGGGCAATGGAATAACAAAAACTTATGACGATGTTGCTAATACAATAACCTTAGCAGTAGACACATCGGTAATGGCAAATAAAACATACGTTGATACCGCAATATCTAATCTTGTTGATGCAGCCCCAGGTCTGTTGGACACCCTAAATGAAATTGCTGCAGCCATCGGCGATGATGCAAATTTTGTAACAACTATAACTACTGCTTTAGCTACTAAGCTAAATATAACTACTGCAGCCAGTACATATCTTTCAATAGCTGATGCCCCAGAAACCATATCTGATACAGCAGGAGCAATGTTTGCTCACGCAGGGCATACAAATGTAACCGCAACATATGATGATACTACAAATAAAATTAACCTTGCTGTTACAGCACAACTAACTCAAGAACAAGCACAAGACTATATAGCTCCATTATTTACACACGGATTAAATCCTAACATAACAGCAACATACGATGATACAAATAATCGGCTTATTCTTGAAACAATTATTCCACCTTCAAAGGCTATTATGTCCGCCTCTGCTCCAGCTTCTCCAGCAGACGGAACTTTCTGGTTTGATACAGATGAATATAGAAGCGGTAACACATGGGCACTGAAGGTTTGGCAGGCATCAACATCATCTTGGCAATATGTTTCTTCAGATCTTTCTTTGTCCACAACAAATACATGGACATCTAAGAATACTTATACTAATGGTGTAATTATTGGATTAGACTCTCCGCCTGAGTCTCCAGTACATGGACAAATTTATTATAACAAACCTTTAGATAAGTTAAAGGTTTGGGACGGACTTCTTTGGCAAGACATTCAAGGCTCTGGCGGAGGCGGAGGCGGATTAACTTTAATTCCAACAGACGTAACTGCACCACCAAGCACATTCTTTGTTGGCTTAATTGCACCGCCAACTGGAGCAACGGCAAATGGTGACCTGTGGATTGATGTTGATGATATTGATACTCCATTTAATCAATTTTACACAGGTGGAGTTTCTCCAGATCCAGCTCAATATGAATTTTGGGTTGACAATGTTGAGCCAATTCAAGAATTAATTTATAGCGCAAATGAACCAAGCACACCGTCCTACCCTGGAGAGCTTTGGATTGATACAGATGATTACGACGGTGCAATTGTAGAATTTGGTGCCACTGCGCCTAATCCAAATAACGTTCAGCTGTGGGTAGACATAAATGAAAATGAGTCTCCAAGTTTTTATAAAGATTTAACATTTACTAATTATGCAACAGTTGCAGATTTTCCACAAAATGCACCAAATGGGTTTGTTGCCTCAGACGCATCAAGCGGTCTGGCATACGTGAGAAGCCAGGGTCAATGGTTAGCAATAGTAACTGCATCTAATATAAACAGTATTATTTCTTCAAACTCAACAATATTTGAAGATTTAAAAGCTTTAGCCTGGATGGGATTTGAATAAGCATTCTGGTATACTTTAGGATAGGAGGGTCATAATATGTCATTAAAAAGATGGAACGGTACAGCGTGGGTAACCGTCGCTGGTTCAAGACCAGGACCCCAAGGTGCAACAGGACCGACAGGTGCAGCGGCAACTATTTCTGTAGGAACAGTAACAACTGTTGCAGCAGGAACATCAGCAGCAATTACAAACGGCGGAACATCATCTGCTGCAATATTAAATTTTCAAATTCCAGCGGGACCAACAGGTGCAGCAGGATCAGCGGGAGCACAAGGTGTGGCGGGACAAAGAGGTTCTTATACATTTACAGGAATTGCTAATCCAACAGGATCAAATCCAGCAAGCAAGCTAGGGCTCGACACATATTTAAACACAACAAGCGGAGACTACTTCCAATATAATTCTACAAACTCTACATGGGTACTTCAAGGAAACTTAAAGGGCCCAGTAGGAACAGCTGGTACACAAGGTATCACTGGCCCAACTGGAGCAACTGGTCCAGCGGGAGAAACAGCAGTACAAAATGTAATAACAGAGCTAGAAAGCTGGAAGGCAGACCAGATACTAAATCTTGGTGTATACTATCCAAAGTACGAGTTCTTAACAAATATGTCACAAAACAATGCAACACTTTTAGCAACAAGCATGATATTCTAGGAGAAAAAAACTATGGCAAGAAAAATTTTAAACCTAACAGGAATTGAGTTTGCACCACTAACAGGAACTCTAAAGCTTCCTCAACTCGTTCGCAGAGAAAAGCTTCTATTAATTACAAATACAACAGCGAATAAGATTGTTTATAATTTTGCAGACCCAGCACTTGGCCTATACAGCTTTAACCTAGATACAGATACAGACCAATCACACGGAAGTACAACGCTTGTTTTAAAGTACAATACAGCAAATATGTTGCCAACAGACAACTTCCAAATTGTCTACGATGAGAATAATGAAAGATTTGAGCCAGCAGACTATATGGTAGATGCTGTAGGAAAGCTTCGTACAGCAAACCCTACATCTCTTATTGATACTGACTTTGAATATGGTATTCAGAACTCCAAGTGGGAAACACTTACAATGATTCAAAACTACCCAGGTTTCTTTGGAAGATCATCTGGAGGAAATGCACTAGATCTATTACAAGTTGTAGGTAACAATGCATTCCCACTTTCAACTGTTACAGTGACAACAAATTCCCCACACGGAATTAGCTCAGGAGATGTTATTTCTGTTCAAGAAACAACATCAGATGCAGCAGATGGAACATTCTTAGCTACTCCGCTTACTTCTACTACATTTTCCTATGTTGCAAAAGGCAGAGTTAACGGAAACGTACTAGATGGAACTCTAACATCTATTTACGGCGGAGGCATTTTTGACAATGCTCACATTATGGGCGGAATTACTGGACAGCTAGGATCATTTTCTGCAGTATCAGATCAAGCAACTCCATCAAGAATTACAATTGTTTCTCCAAAACCACACGGACTTCTTCCAGGTACACCAATTCTTATTACACAAAAAGAAGGAAGCAATTTCTACGGAAGCTTTTTTATTGATACAGTAGATACACCAAATTCAATGTCCTTCATGGCATCTGGACAAATTCTTAACCCAATTAATACAAATGATCAAGGAGTTTATGCAAAGCCAGAAGGCTATGTAAACCATAGACCACATGATGGCGGAGTTATTCTTTCAACAGGCAATAACGTATGTGGAACTCAAACAATGCGTCAGACACGTAGATACTTTAGATATCAGTCAGGTAAATCAATTCAATTCTCAACAGGAACAAAGTTTACACCAACATTCCAGGTAGAATATATCGCTGCAACAGGCATTGTGCCAGGATCTCAACAGATTACAGTAACAACAAATGCTTCTCACAATTTACAACCAGGAGCTTATGTAAAGATTGATGGTGTTGAAGTTTCAGGTTCATATAATCCATTTAACGGAATTCACCTTGTAACATCAATTATTGACGCTACAACATTTAAGTATATTGTGGTATTTACAAATACATTATCAGCAATTGACCAAATTCCAGGCGGAGTAAATGTATTCTGCACAGCTTACATCTGGAAAGGTGCATCAACAAGAGCTGGTTTATATTCAGAGCAAGATGGATTCTTCTTTGAATATGACGGACAAGGAATCTTTGTTTGCCGCCAATGGGCAACAAACACCCTAAGAGGAAATATTTCAGTAATAAAGTATAACTCAACCGTTACAGGAACGGATACAATATTTAGAAAGCAACTTGTTTCAGGAGACAAGATTGTAATTCGTGGCCAAACCTATAGAGTTCTTCAAATTGCATCAGATACATCTATGACAATTGCTCCAGCATATCGTGGTGCATCTCAATCAAGCGTTAAGGTGCGTAAGGTTCAAATTATTAAGGTTAAGCAGTCGGACTGGAATCTTGATAAATTTGATGGAACTGGTCCTTCAGGGCACAAGTTTGATCCATCAAAGATGCAGATGACTTACATTGATTACTCATGGTATGGCGCTGGAACCATTAGATATGGATTTAGAGGCCAAGGCGGAAAGATCACATGGTGTCATGAAATTTCAAACAACAATACTAATTATGCAGCGTATCAGAGATCAGGTAACCTACCTGCAAGATACGAAGCAATCAACGAGCCTACTAAGTTCTCAAAGCTAGTTGCAGGCGGAACAGCAGTAAGAGGCTCAAATCTTCTTCCACAAGATACAATTATGTATGTTGATAACGTAGACTACTGGCCAGCAGACGGCTACATTAGAATTCAAGATGAAAACTATGTAGAAATTGCAAAGTACACGTCTATTGGAGCATATAACCAAACGGCAAAAGGTTATGCTATGAATCTTATTCGTAGACAGCCTTATGTAACATACTATTCAGGTCAAGCGTATAGCTTAAATGGAACATATGTTGCAGCAACTTTTAGACCAGACGCAACAATCCCTGGTGGTTCAGGTTCTGCTCAGGTTTCAGTTCAAGTTATTTCTCAAGAATGTGCTCCAGTTATGAGCCACTGGGGATCTTCAGTAATTATGGACGGAGGCTTCGATGATGATGCTTCCTTTATCTTTACAGCTGGTATGCAGCGTTACTTGCAGGTTGGTGGTTCTGGATCTGTTTCAGCAACTATTGTTTCTAGAGTAAGAGCATCTGGTGTTGCAACAATTACAACTTCAGCTCCTCACTCTTTGCTTGCAGGATATAATGCAACTATATCAGGTGTAGACGATGTTTCTGTAATTACATACAAGCAGTTACAAAACAATACAGCAACCTTGACAACTTCTGTTGCACACAAGCACAGATCTGGACAAACAATTACAGTTACAGGTGTAGACGGTGTGTTTAATGGAACTTGGACAGTTACTGGTGTTACTTCAAACACAGTTTTGTTTGCTAGAACATCAAGCAATATTCCATTCCAATCAGCAGGAACCGCTGGAAGAATAACTTCATCAAGTTATTATAACGGAACATTCCTAGTTTCTCTAGTTACTGCAAATACAATTTCTTATCCAATTCCACAGGCTGACGAAGTTTCATCAGCAGTTAGCCCTAACGGAGCCGTGGTTCAGACATTTGGAGCCACACAACAGGCACGTCCTCTAATTTCACTTAGAGTAGCACCTTCAGTCGATAATGGTACAGGACGTAATTTTGGTCTTCGTGAACTATCAAACAATATGCAGCTGAAGCTTTACAGTATTAACTTGCTAGCACAAGGACAGTTCCTTGTGGAAGGAATTCTAAATGCACAGTCTCTAAACGGTGTAAATGTTCCAACTGCTTGGGCAACCGATAGAGTAGGATCAGGATCCCTAGCACAAATTATTTATCACGACGGAACTGGAGTCCCTGGATCACCAGTTCTTTCTCCTACAAATACAGTTTCTGGAGGAGATCGTGTGTTTGCTTTCTATACAGATAACGGTGGAGGTACAAACTACTCCGTAACACGTATTGATCTTACAAAAGCAAGAGACCTAGGAAACTCTATTCTAAATGGAGATGGCAGCACAGCTGCACCAGGCTTCCCTAATGCACCAGATATCCTTACAATCGTTGCTACAAATCTTGGCTCTTCAGCAGCCAACATTTCAGCAGTGCTTGCATGGACGGAAGCGCAGGCCTAAAAAATGCCAGACTACTCATCATTATCTACGCAAATAAGTCAATTTAAAACAGCAGCTTCTGCTTTAATGACAAGCGATGCGCTTAATGCCAATGAACTACAGTTAGTCGGAGCGGCATTAAATGCAATAGGTAATACTTTAGGTGTTGCTGATATTAATAACTCTGTTGTTGATGGAGTTGCAACAATTAATGCGGCAAAAGATGCAGCACTTACAGCATTTAATGGCGGCACTAATGGAACAAGATTAACAGAAGCAGAATCAGACATATCTGTTCTTGAAGGAAAAGTTACAAACATTGAAGGCTTTGTTTCTACAAATGGAGCTCAATATACAACACTTCAATCTACTGTAGCAGCACTTCAAGCATCTTTATCTACAGTTCCAGCAGTCTGGAAAATAGTTTCAACAGCATATACAGCTCTTAATAATGATAGATTATTAGTACAACCAACTTCAGGATTGGTTATAACATTGCCACAAAGTCCTAGCACAGGATTTACAGTTGAGCTTCTAGATGCAAATGGAACTGCGGCAACAACTAACTTTACAATTGCAAGAAATTCACAACCGATACAAGGAGTTGCACAAAACCTTGTATTTAACGTAAGTGGTGCCTATATCAGATTAATCTATGTAGATGCAACAAGAGGATGGGTAAGAGCATAATGGCAAATTTAAGCGAAGTTTTAGCAGAAACATCAGTAAAGACAAACCTTGATCTACAGACGTATCGGACTGGAAGAAGAGATTTAGGAACAGTAAATGGTGCAGTTAACCTTGATCTGTCTCTTTCAAATGACTTTACCGCAACAGTAAATGCAAATACTACATTTACAATTACAAATTGCCCAACCACTGGAGTTGTAGGTTTTTCTTTACAGCTAATTGGCGGCGGAGCATATACAATAACATTTGCAAATGGAAAATACCCATCCGCAACAGCACCAGCTTTAACATCAGGTGGAATTGATGTTATAACATTTATCACTTATGATAATGGAGCAAACTGGCGTGGAACTCTAGCAATGAAGGACTCAAGATAATGTACGCACAAGTTATAGACGAAGAAATTGTAAGAATCATTGATGAGCAGTCTTTAAGAGAGATGTACTCATCTACACATTTCCCAGCAACAATAACTCAGGCATCCTTAGAAGGATTTGATAACTGGTACGTTGTAGAAGATTCTTCAGAGTTTCCAGAATACAACAAGGCATCTGAAAAGTTAGAGTTTACAAGAGTATTTAATGGCACATCAGTTGTAGGTCAATACGTAGTTGTTGATCTTTCAAATGCAGAAAAGGCGGCAGCAAAAGAAGCAAGAACTAGCGAAGTTAGATACCACAGAGATAATACATTAAACTCAACAGACTATCTAATGACATCAGATATATTTAATTCTTTTTCTGCAGCAGATCAGCAAAAGATCATTAATTACAGACAAGCACTAAGAGATTTGACAGATCAGGCAGACCCATTTAATATCACATGGCCAGTCCTTGGAATAGAGTCAATTAATTTAAAGTATAAAGTAGAGATCTAAATGCCATTTCCACCAGCCAGATACTCAACAGCTTCAGGAGTAAAATCTTTCTTTTTAAGACAGGTTATTACAAAGGGCTACGTTCTTGCTGGTTATAGAAACGGTCAGCCATGGACAAGCGTTAATGAAGTAACACACTCAACTGATACAACAATTGATTTGGGCGGTCCATTAAATAACTCTACTTCTTATCCAGGCGGGATGTGCGATGACACATTTGCATATGTTCTTAAGGCAAATAATACAGTTGGTGGAAACAGCAGCCAAACAAACAAATATAATATGAGAACAAATGTATCAGTAATTGGCCCATCTGCCCCATACAATGTGGGAAATGCTGGAACAATTATGCATAAAGAGCAAACAACTGCATGGGGTAAGCCTGCTGATGGAAATGCAGCACTTATGAGATTTAATTTTGCAACACAATCGTGGCTAAGTTCAATTGGCGCAGCCTATGGAAATAACGGCGAAACAATGTCAGCTTTTTATCATGAAACAAAAGGATATCACTACGGCGATAACAATGGGCTTAAGCTTACTTTTGCAACAGAAACTCAAGCATCTTCACCAATGAATGGTGCTCATGGACAACAAAAAGCAATTTCTTCAAAGTTATCACACCTGTATGCAGGAAATGAAGGTAGCTACAATGGAGGCTACAACCTTAGAAGATTTAGTGTTGCTACAGAAACAAATGTAGGAAACGTAGCAAAGCCAATTGGAAACTGTGGAGAAGAAGATTTTGATATGGGGCAAAACTGGCAGTATATGCTAGGTAATTATAATGGTGAGCAAAACAATAGATCTTGGAGATTTAACTATGCTACAGACTCTGGCTATGAAGGCGGAGGAACAATGCAATCTAAGGGAGTTCCAGGCAGAAGTTCTGCCTACTCAGCACAACGTTCTTAACAGATAGGCAATAAAATGAGATATATAAACGACCTAACATCGGATGTTTCTGGCTACACAAAATCACAAAAAGACATCCTTCTTTATGCTACCAATAGACATTGGGGTGTTCCAACATTTAAAATAGATAATTTTGTTGGTGGGGCTCAATTTACACCATTTGGAAAGTTAAGACAACTCTTGCTAGAACTTGGCGCAAGAGAAAACATGATTGTTGAGCAAGAGCTGAAGATTGAGAGAACCAAACTAGAGATTGAGCTAGAGAAAGAAAGAATAACTTTAACTAACTCTCCAACTGAAATAAAGATTCATGAGCTTAATATTAAAGAAAAAGAAAGAACTCTTTTAAATCAAAAAAATGGAGTTAGCTCAGTCTATGAAGAGCGAGATAAGTACATGGTGCTTATAGACAAGTTTAATAATTCAGAAGAAGGCAAGTTGCCAGATGGAAGATTTATTATGGATATAATCGGCAACTACGAAGAAGAAGAAAGACTAGAAGCAGAGCTTTGGGGAATTAGACTAGGTGCTCAAGCAGCCTACGATTTAATGTTTTATGGCAGAGTCAATGGCGGAAATATGGAAGCTATTGATCAGCTACCAAAAGAAGTTAGAGAAATAGCTCTTGAAACTGCAGTAGCCAAAGCAATAGAGACAAACAAGCACCTAGACGCTCTTCAAATTGAAACAAGAAAAAGACTAGAGCTGTCTGACTCAGAGCAAGGACTTTGGGAAGAAGTTTAATGATATATTTTTTGTTTGACCCCGTAGATAAAACGGAGAAAAATAATTACATCCAGCATATTGGTGAATGGAACAATTTGTTCATAGGGGCAGTAGATGAAAGCCAGATGCTGTATATGAACCTTCCAAGAATGACGGTGGTAACAAAAGAAGTTGCTCTTGCGTATAAGTTTGTTGGAAAGTATAAAGGCTATATAAAGCTTAGACCAAATACTTTGCATCTATCACAATTAGAGGGCAAGCCATTTGAGCAGGTAGAGGGTAAGTTTAAGTATACCTTGACTGAAGAAGATAAACAAAATGCATGCCTTTTCCAAAAAGCTGCAATGATATTTATGCTAGAAAAATACTATTCAAATAAACTTTTGTTATTAAAATCTACACCAGAGTTTTTAAAACAGGACGACTTTCAATGTGAAAAGTTTCATTTAAATAAAAAGAATGAAATCTATCAAAAAATTATCTCTTGCCAAGATTGGGTAGAAGCTGGTATACTATTAAATAATCATTTTGGCGTTCATTATGATGCGGATACTTTATCAAAAATAGATTTGTAGGATAAATGTTTAGCGTACCATTAAACCCAAAGCTAAATGAGAATCAGATAAATGAATTTATTTCTTTCTTAAAAGACTATAAAGACTACATATATGATTTTTATTTTACCTGTAGGGTTGCCCCATTTAATCAAGACGCCATGGGCGATATTTTTCAGGGTGGAAAAGAAGACCATGACTATTTAATTGATCTTGCATTACATATTCAGCAAGAGACAGGTGTGCTTGCCTCCGCCGTATTTAACAACACAGAAGTTAGACCAGATCAACAAAACCTAGATCTATTTATTAAAAACTTTTTGCCAGTGTATGAAATGGGAATTAGGTCTGCTACGATACCCCATACTCATTGGATGGCAACGGGCCAAATTAAAAAAGCATTCCCAGAGCTATTTGTAAAGAATACTATCCTTAGAAATGTTTCAGAACCAAGGGATATAGAAAAGCTAGCCAAAGCTGGATTTGACTATGTCAACCTTGATCGTGACCTAATGCGTGATCATGCAAAGCTAAAGCTTTTTAAAAAGGCAAAGACGCAGTTTGGTGTAAAATTATCACTGCTTGCTAATGAGGGTTGCTACGGCGGATGCATAATGATGGATGAACATTATCAGTTTAATAATACCCGCACAGATGGACCTCAGTATTTTAATGACCCAATAAGCAGGGTTTCCTGCCCAAAGTGGGATCATGAAGATTTTGCGGTATCTTTAAAAACAGCTAATTTCCCACCATGGCGTGAGGATTGGCAGGAGTTCCTAGATGATCTTGGTATTGATGTTATTAAGATGCACGGTAGAGAGTCGCATACAAGACTTAAAGAGACTATGGATATAATCAGGAGGTATGCCAATAATGAAGAAATTCTATTTGACAGCTTTAATGATTTTATTGAGGAAACTAATATGGTTGACAAACCAATTACCATCTGGCGCAATAAGATCAAAAATTGTAAATTTGATTGCTGGGATTGTGGTTATTGTGACAAGATAATGGCTGCCAAATATGGCAACCATATAAATCCAAAGGTTTCCTTTGTGGCACAGGAATTAGTTAATTCTGTCAATGATCCAATTGAGATTAATATTCCAGGACTAACATCTACTAGAGTCCAGTCATTAATAAATGGTTTAGCAAAGAACTCTTCTAAGTACCTTGAGATTGGTTCTTATCAGGGCGCTACAGCCTCTGCCGCCTTGATGGGCAATAGACTAGATGCATACTTTGTGGACATGTGGCAGGAGGCCCCACAAGCCGTTAGAGAAGGTTGGGATATTCCAACTACAAATACCCTTGAGGAATTTAAAAACAATATAGCTCCTTATAAAGGTAATAATAAAATATTTATATCTAACTCAGATATGTTCAAGGTTAATTTGTCAAAAATGTCAGATATTGATTTATTCTTTTATGACGGTCCTCATGATTTTGAATCAACAAAGAATGCCGTAAAATACTACTCTCCAGTATTTGCAGATCAAGCAATTTTAATATTTGATGACGCAAACTGGACGGAAGTTGTAAAAGGTGCTCATAAAGGAATAATTGAATCTGGATTAAAAATATTGTATAGTAAGAAGATATTAAATTCATTAGAGTCTGATGCAGACTGGTGGAACGGCTTATACATAGTTGTTGTAAGCAAAGAATAGATTTTGTATCATATACGGATTCGAGCATATAAAAGACCGTATTTTGCTACAAAGGCACACGTGCCTATTATATTTGTACGTCTTAATGACACGAATTAAGACCTCAAAGATGCTAGCGCTTGTGTTTATATAGGTATCTAAATTAGATTCTATAAATACTGAAAGGTTATAAAGATGGAAATTACACCCTCTTTGTTTTTAAATAATCAGCAGTTCTTAATACTGCTAGCGTCAGTAATGGCATTGGCCTTTGCTGCAAAGAAAACCCAGGTGTTCCTGCCCTTTTACAGCTGGATTGCCAAAAATGTTAAATCTAAAAGAGCAGTAGTTGCTCTTATTTCTCTGTTCTCTGGCGTACTGCCGATTTCAGGTCGTGTCGCTGTTTCGGCTGGTGCACTAGATACAATTGCCCCAGAAGATCAAAAGAAGCGTAAAAATTACGGAATCATTGATTACCTTTCTACGCATCATTTCTACTTTTGGTCACCACTAGAAGCAACAGTTCTTCTCCCAATGGCGGCACTAAGTATTAGTTACTGGGAGTTGATGAGCAGAGTTTGGCCACTTATTGCTACAGCATTAATAGTAATCCTTTTCTATATATTTAAGATTTTAAAGGAAGATGATATTGAAATTAATATCCCAGACAAGCCTTTAAAGAAAAGAGATAAGCAGCCATGGCAACTTGAGGCAGATGCAAAGCGTGATCGAAAGCAACTGCTTGATTATGCAAGAGTAATTCTATTTACTGGAATTGTTATTATCCTGAGCAATATTGTAAAGGCTAATTTTGATACAATAAATGCATGGGTAGAAAATGCCCATAAAAATAATCTATTAATCTTAGTTGCTTTTGCTGGATTCTTGGCAAGTTTTGCCTTGGGAAGTTCTAGCAAGTTTGCTGGATTTGTCGTCCTCTCAGTAGGAGTATTTGGCATAGAAACTTTGCCACTATTCTTTGCAGTCGACTACGCAGGATATATGCTGTCTCCAGCACATAAGTGTTTAGTTGTAGGTAAGAGCTACTTTAGAACCCCTCTCAAGGATTACTATAAGGCAATTTTTGCTTTGGTGATTCCAGTGGTTCTAATGGGTATAACTTTGTACTACGGCGGGACCCTCTAAAAACCTATTGTCCCCACTGGCTTCTAGAAGGCCAGTGGGGTATAATAAGTTAGGCAAAGGTAGATAATACTACCTTTGATAATAAATATTTATGATATACTTTTAGGTATAGGAGATACAACATGCCAGATTATGCAAGTTTAACAGCCCAAGTAGAATTATTCAAGACCAAGGTGGGAGCCCTCAGCGGATCAACACTTGGAGCACAAGAATTGGTTTATCTAGCCAAAGCTATTGAATCAATGGGAAATCTTTTGGGAGTCAACGACGTTTTGGCAGCTACAAATACAAAGCTAAATGATATCTCAACTGCAGTAACAGGTGCCGTAACAACTGTTTCAAGCGCAGGAAGCACACAAGTAGCAGCAGTAGCTGCAGCAGGAGCAACACAGGTAGCAGCTGTTGCGAATGAATTAAATAACTTTACAATCTATCAGAATATGGGAGTAATATAAAATGCCAACAACAGTCAGTTTACCAGCACGTTTTTACGCAGGAACACTTACAAACAACGAAACAGGAGTTTGGACAGTACCAGCAGCAGAAACAGATGTTATCACATCAATCACAGTTCAAAACATTACACTTGCAGCACAAACATTTAACGTAAAAATGGCAGGAACATTCTTGGCCTATCAGCTAAGCCTTCCACCACAAACTTTTATGACATTAGATATTAAGCAAGTTCTTAACACAGCAGAAAGCATTCTCGTAACAGCGTCAAATAATAACGCAGTCACAATGTTTATCTCTGGCGTAAAAATAACATCATCATAATTTAAAGGAGTAAAAAATGTCACAAGTTTCCAACACTACAAGTTCCATTTATTTGCCAGGACTAACTACAACAATTAATGCTGCCGTAACACAGGGATTGCAAACTGGTATTACAGCACAAGCTATTGCAGCAGGTGGAGTAAGCTCAATGTACATGCCTCTTGAAGAAAGAATTTATTCATCAGGCACATGGACAAGACCAGCAAATTCAGGACCAGTTATTAAAATGATTCTTGTTGGCGGAGGAGGTTCAGGCGGAGTTGGAGTTTCATGGTCCCACAGCGGAGCAGGTGGTGGTGGCGCAGGACAACTTGTTGAAAGATGGCTAGACATTTCTTCAGTACCAATTGGATCAACTATTTCAGTAACTATCGGAGCAGGTGGCGCAGCAGTAGGTGGAAATGCAAACGGAAATAATGGAGGAAACTCTTCATTCGGTGTTAACGGACAACCATTTTATTTAATTGCATACGGCGGTGGCGGTGGCGGTTACCCAGATGGTACAGGTAACAATGGCAACAGCGGAAGCATGGGTCCAGGATACAATAATCAAAATGGTGGAGGATCTGGTGGCGGTGGCGGATCTAACTACAACTGGCAATACGGCGCAGGCGGAGGCGGAGGCGGATCATCTAGCGCAGGAATGCCAGCAAGAAATACAACATCAAGCAATGGAACTGGAAGCGCAGGGCGACCAGGAGGATTTGGTTGGGGTCCTGGAGCATCAGGCGGAGCAACTGGAACTAACCACAGCTGGACATCATGGATTGGAATGGGCGGAGGCGGCGGTAATGGTCAATACGGAATTGCAGGCGGCGGAGGCGGAGGCGGAGGAGTAGGCGGAGGAGGATCTTGTGGTGGTGGCGCAGGAGGATCCCCAGTAACAGATAACAATGGTGGATCAGGAATGGACGGAACAGGTTCAGGTGGTGGTGGAAATTCACACACAGGTGGTGTCGGTCAAAAAGGAGGTTCTGGCGTAGCTATTATTACATACTACGTTAAGGCATAATTATGAGAGACTACGTATTTATTAATGAAGATGGTACAGTAAAAAACATACTGAACCTAGTTGGACCAGAAGCAATTGAAGCAAATGATGATTTAAAAGATTTGCTTTGGTTTGATTACACTGACTGGGACTATGACGATAAGCCAGGTCCACAATGGACATACAACAAAGAAACAGAAGTGTGGACTAAATATGTTCCATTTAATTCTGCACCAATCCCAGAAGATATTATTGAAGCAATTGCAGCATCAGTTGAAGCTGAACCAATAGAGGGTGATATCTAATGTCAAGAATATGGGCACTATTAGTAGATAATGTTATTGGAAATGTAATCATTGCAGAAGAAGATTTTATTGAATCTCATCCAGATTTTTCAGGATTGGGTCGGATTGACATTACAGACTATGATCCACAACCAGGAATTATGTGGATACTAGAGGATAATAAATTTAAAGCACCAGAATCAGTAAGACCAAAACCAGAACACGTAGTACCAGAAAATAATCTTGAAATCGAGGTAAAGGCATAATGGCAACATATGGAACAATTAATCAAATATACGTACCAGGACTAGATACTCAAATTTTAGCATCAACAACAGCTCTTTCAACATCTATTGCTATTCCATTAATTGCAGCAAACCTTTCAGGTTTTTATAATGCGTATGAAGTTAGTATTTTAAGCGGTGGGTCATGGACACGTCCAGCAAACAGCGCACCACAAATTAACGTAACGCTTGTTGGCGGAGGCGGAGGCGGTGGATGCACCAACTATAGCGCAAACCACGGCGGTGGTGGAGCAGGACAACTATTAAGAAGAACTCTTGATATTTCATCAGTTCCAATAGGATCAGGAATTTCAATCGGTATTGCTAATGGCGGAACATGTAATGCACAAGGAGGAAACTCAACATTTGGAACTTCAGGACAGCCATTCTATATGATTGCATACGGTGGAGGTTCAACACAGGGTAATGGACAATCAGGTTCAAATGGACCAGGGGCTAACAATAGAACTGGAATCGGATCTGGCGGTGGCGGACAAGGAGAATGGATTAACTCATGGGGCGCTGGCGGTGGCGGTGGTGGAGCAGGCGGAGCAGGCATGCAAGGCAACGTTCACTTTACAAGCTCTGGAGGATACTCTGGATACTTTGGAGGATCAAGAAACTCATCAGAAGGTTCATCAGGCGGAGGACCAGGTTCTTCCAATGGAAATGACTCTGGTAACAGAAGCCAAGGAGGACAGGGCGGTAATGGTCTATACGGACTAGCAGGTGGCGGAGGAGGCGCAGCAAGAGGCGTTGGTGGCGGAGGATCTTGTGGCGGAGGTCAAGGACACGGAGACCACATTGGAACTCCAAGAGCAGACGCTATGCCAAACTCAGGATCTGGCGGTGGCGGTGGTGGAGCAAACACTGGTGGTTCAGGAATCTGCAAGATTATCTATTGGGTAAAAGCTTAATAATTAAAGAAATAAAAGGAGAATAAAATGCCAGTATCAATGACCCCACAAGCTGTTACACCATCTTTGTGGACATACACATACCTTCAGGCCCCAATTAATGGCCAAGGGTTTACATACTTTAACATTCCAGTTGAATTTTCTGATAAAGGAACAATCAATGCTGGAGGAACAGCATCATGCGATTTAGCTGCAGCTGGTGTATTTAAGATGATTGCAAACGGTAACATGACAGTAGCTTTCACAAACTATCCAGGAACAGCAAAGGCTGCTTTTTGGCAAGTTGAGATTAAAGCTGGCGGATCATATACAATTACATGGCCAGGAGTTGTTAAGTGGGATGGTGGCGGAGCTGCAAACGTAGCACCACTCCTATCAACAAATACAACACTCTTGAACTTCTACACAAAAGACGGTGGAACAACTGTCTACGGCGGATACGCATTCGCTGATTTATACGTATAATAATTAAAAGGGGGATCCATGTACGCAATAGTTACAAATAATGAAGTTACAAATATTGGTGAAATAACAGTATTGTTTCCAAATACTTCATTCCCATCTAATGGCGACTACGGAGACTTCCTAGAAGAAAATAACGTATACCCAGTTATAACTGATTTGGAGTATGATTCCAACACTGAAAGATTAGTTCCATGCACACCATATGTTAGAGCTGGTAAGGTTTATAATGTAGAAGTACAGCCAATCTCTGAAGAAGATCAAAAAGATATTTTGCTGGCGCATATCGATTTTGAATTAATTTCTACAGAAGGTCTTGAAACCAAATCAGATTTGTCTGCTAAAGACAAGCAGGCTTGGGTTAAGTACAGAGAAAAGCTAAACTTATTAAAAGAATATTCAAATGTATCAGAGATTACTTGGCCAGAAAAGCCTGTAGTCTATGGTGGAACAGAGGAAAACTAATTGCTACCTAATCAGCGTTCAAATTTTCGTAGAGCTAGATTTACAACAACAGGTCTACGTCTACATCTAGACGCAGCATTGCCTGGTACAGTAATTAGAGACGGATCTGATTTTGTTTCCGCTTGGAACGACAAGTCTGGTGCAGGTCGGCACATGGTTCAAGCAACACAGGCAAATAAGCCACAATTTCTTGCTACTGGTCTAGGTGGACTAGGAGCCCTTCAGTTTGACGGAACAGATGACTTTATGACATTCTCAGATCAAACACTAGCATATATCGCTGGAAGATCTTTTACAGTTTTTTATGTGGCTTCAAAACCAGCAAATACTAATACCTGGATTTTTGGCGGAACTAATACTGGAACAAGAACAAATTTTTTTGCAGGTAACTTAACAGCAAATACACATAGATCAGGATTTTATAATGACGACCAAGGTTCTATAGTTACAGCCGCAGCATCGGGAACAACAGAGATTTACACAATTGTTTATGATTCATCAAATAACCAAAGAACTATAAGAAGAAATAGAGTAGAAGTTTCACGTGCCGTAACAGGCGGATCAGTAGCTTCAATGACGGGACAAGCAATTGGCAGATATGTTTCATCCTATGGAAACTTTAAAATTGGAGAATTCTTAATTTACGATAGAGCTTTGCAGTTCTCAGAACAAGAAACTGTTGAAAAAGATCTAATATCTAAGTGGTCTATAGTCTAAGGGAGGAAGTAAAGTATGTCATATGCTCCAATTAGATTTGCAGGACCTTCATTAATTCCAGCATCTCCAGCCAAAATATACACGGCTGTATCTACAATAATTATTAAAGAATTTACTGTAACAAACTTCAGTGGTTCAACATTGCCATTTAGCATATTTTTGCTTGGAGAAAATGGCGATCAGGTTATTAACCTATACGGAGTAAATAGATCAAGCCTAGACCCATATACACTTTATGGAAATGTTAACGTAGCAAATAACACAACTCTTAAGCTAGAGCACTCATTAATTTTAAATGCTGGAGAATCAATTGCAGCAGTTACAACAACACCAAATTGCTACTCATTAACAATATCTGGAGTAGATCTTTCAGGAACACTCTCTGGCGGAGGATCAACAGGCGGAACCACAGGAGCTTCAGGGGCAGGGTATTCTGATGTAACATCAATAACAACAAACCCAGTAACTACAGGCTCAAAAGTATTTTATGTAAACAATAGCGGTGCCTATACAGCGGGACAACGTGTTCGTGTAATTAATCCACTTGCACTAACAACATACGTTGAAGGAACTATTACGCAAGTTGTAAAGAATGTCAGCATTACAGTAGCTGTTGATGCAACAAATGGAACAGGAACATACTCTGAATGGGTATTTGCCGTTACTGGAAATCCAGGAACGTCTGGAACTTCAGGATCAAATGGTGCAACAGGTGCTACGGGTGCTACGGGAGTAGGTGCCACAGGCGCAACAGGAGCAACTGGCCCAACTGGAGCCAATGGAACATCTTTGACTTCGCAGGGAACAGTTCCAAATGTTGCTTCGCTACCAACAACAAATGTATTTGTAGGTGCAACATATTTAGTGACAGATACTCAAGAAATGTATGTTTGGAATGGAACAGCGTTTTCAAATGCTGGTGTTTATAGGGGGCCTATCGGAGCAACTGGACCAGTAGGTGCCACAGGCGCAACAGGAGCAACTGGTCCAACTGGCGCAGCTGGAAGATCTATTAATATTAAAGGAACAAAAGCAAATATTGCTGCACTACCATCTTCAGGAAATACGTCTGGAGATTCATGGATTGTATTAACTGATTTACATCTTTATGTTTGGGACGGAGCAACTTGGCTAGATGCTGGGCAGTTCCAAGGCCCAACAGGTGCAACTGGACCAGCAACTATTTCAGTAGGTACAGTTTCTACAACTGGCCCAGCTGGGACACCTTCAGTAACAAATTCAGGAACATCATCGGTTGCAGTATTTGATTTTATTTTACAGCAAGGCCCAACTGGAATTACTGGTCCAACTGGAACTTCTGGCTCTGTTCAAATAGGAACAGTTGGATCCACTGGACCAACTGGAAATGCGTCTGTAACAAATTCAGGAACAGTAAATGCTGCAACGTTAGATTTTGTTTTAAAGCAGGGCCCAACAGGGCCTACAGGCCCAGCGGGACCTACAACAATAACTATAGGTACAGTATCTGCAACTGGCCCAACAGGAGTTCCTACAATAACAAATGTTGGAACAACAACTGATTTAATTTTAAATTTTGCATTACAACAAGGACCAGCAGGACTAACAGGTGCTACTGGCCCAACGGGTGCAGCAAGCACTGTAGTTGGACCAACAGGACCAACAGGTTCAACTGGCCCAACAGGAGCTAACGGACAAGCTGGAGCCGATGGAAGCTCAGTTAGAATTTTAGGATCATATCCAACCGAAGCAGCGCTAAACGCTGCTAAACCATCAGGAAACATTTTAGGAGATGGTTATCTAGTTGCTGGAAATCTATTTGTATGGACTGGAACAGTTTGGACAGATGCTGGAAACATTCAGGGTCCAACAGGACCAACAGGTGTAGCGGGCCCAACAGGTGCAACAGGTGCAACGGGTGCAGTAGGTCCAACAGGAGCTAACGGATCTAGCATTCAAGGCCCAACAGGTGCAACAGGTGCAACAGGTTCTACAGGCGCAACAGGCGCAACAGGTGCTACAGGAGTAGGATCCCCAGGTGCAGCAGGACCAACAGGACCAACAGGAGCAGACGGACCTGCAGGAGGACCAACAGGACCAACGGGACCAGCAGGTATAAGTATCACTGCTAATTATATTGTCACAAGTCCAGCAGGCGGCAGTTATAGTATAGACGGAGCTTCAGGAAATCCAACATTGACTTTATTAAGAGGACATACATATGTCTTTACGGTAAACGCCCAAGGACACCCATTCTGGTTTCAAACAACTAGCGGTGCATACAACTCAGCAAATACTTTTGCTACTGGTGTAACAAACGGGGGAGACGATGTAGGAGGAATTACATTTACTGTTCCACTTAGTGCGCCAAACAATTTGTATTACATTTGCCAATTCCATGCAAGTATGAACGGAATCATTAACATAATCGGTTAATGTTTATAGCTAAAGCAAGGAAATAAATGAAAATAGCAGTATATACAATTGCTTTGAATGAAGAGCAATTTGTTAAGCGTTGGTACGAGTCTGCACAAGATGCAGATTATTTGTTGATTGCAGATACAGGGTCAACTGATAAAACAAAAGAAATAGCATTAAATCTAGGCATAGAAGTTTATTCTATATCCGTGGCCCCCTGGCGATTTGATGATGCTAGAAATGCAGCTCTTGCACTAATACCGTCTGATATAGATTACTGCATATCTTTAGACATGGATGAGGTGTTGTCAGAAGGATGGAGAGAAGAATTAGAAAAACTTCCTTCTTCGGTAACAAGGCCAATACATAGACTAGTTACTTCATTTGATGAAGATGGGAAACCAGGTGTAGAATTTGATGCACTAAGAATTCATTCAAGACATGGTCATAGATGGAAATACCCAATACATGAATCTGTTGCATTTTACGGAATAGATGAAGTAAGACAAAATGTTGATATTAAGATATACCACTACCCAGATAATAATAAATCAAGAGGGCAATATCTTCCGTTGTTAGCAATGGCGGCACAAGAAGATCCTACAAGCGACAGGTGTGCACATTATTATGCAAGAGAGCTTTTCTATTATGCCAGATATGAAGAAGCAGCAATTGAGTTTAAAAGGCATCTAGAATTACCTTCGGCTTTCTGGAAGCCAGAGAGATGTGAGTCTATGAGGTATATTGCAAGGTGTGAGCCAAACAACAAAGAGTACTGGCTCAGGCTGGCTATTGCAGAATGCCCAGAAAGAAGAGAGCCTTTTGTAGATCTTGCTCAATATTTTTATGAGCTTCAAGAATGGGATAGAGTAAAAGAATATTCAGAGCTTGCCTTAAATATAAAAGAAAAATTTCTAGGATATTTCTGCGAAGCAGATGCCTGGGGATGGAAGCCACACGACCTATTAGCGCTGGCTAACTTTAATTTAGGACTAGACGAAGAGGCACTACTTCATGGTAAAATTGCATTAGATCTTAATAATGATGACAGGCTAAAAAAGAATGTAGAGTTCTATCAGCTAGCTCTGTCAAATACTGGAGAATAATGTCATACAGATTAAAGGTAATAAAAGATAGCCCAATCGGGTTTTGGATGCTTGACGAATCTTCGAGTAGCTCAGTAGCCATGGACTATTCAGGCTGCAATAACAATGGTGCTTATACTGGATCTCCTGCTACAAATATTTTGCCACTTGTTCCAGGCGGGGGATCAGGAACAAAGATTACAAACCTATCCTATATAACTTTCCCTATAACAAATAACTATTACACAACAACCTCCACTCCAGGAATGGCAACAAAGTATTCCTCAGATAACGACTTTACAGTAGAGTGCTGGATTAATCAATCAATTGAGTCTACTTCAAAAACAACATTATTTGCAGACGATACCAGCAAGATCGGTCTCTACTGGGATAGAGGAGATATTGTATTTAGGGTTTCTCAGGATGATGAAATAAGATACCCAGTAACGTATTCAAAAAGATCAATGCACATAGTTGGAGTGTATTCAATTTCTTCAATTTCCTTATATGTTGACGCAAGGCTCGTGGCAACAAAATCTTTATCCCCTGACTTTAAATTTACAAATACATTAATTGCATTTACAGCGGGGCCAACATCGAATGTATCAGACTCATTTATAATTGATGCTCCAGCAATATACAGATATTCTATTTCTCCACAATCAATACTAAGCCATTTCAATGCAGGAAGCGTTTCATCTTCTGCAATACAAATTGTTGCTCCAGATCAAGGTATATTGTTTTCAGGCACAGACGCATCTATTAGAGCTCAATTCCAATACTCATATCCTATCAATAGAAGATGGACGGAATTCCTAGACGAAAATACATACTATGATGAAGCGGCAGGATATATTTCATTTTATAAGACCGATACCCCTGTAGCTAAAACATTTATCATAGAAGACTTCTTTATGGTTCCAAGCGGGATCCCGTATGTAACCTCAAAGGTTGAGTGGAGAAATGATTTAAATATATCTGTTGAGTCAAGCGTAGATGGATTGGCATGGCAAAATTGTACAAATGGAATGCCATTACCTCAATATACAAAAGATGGATTTAGCACAACAGGTCTAGTCTATTTAAAGATAACCATGACAACTTCAGATGCTAGTAAATATCTTCCAAGACTTGCATATTTTGCAGTAAGCTTTTATACAAATAAAGATGTATATGCAGATAACTTTGGATACAAGATATCATCTCCAGCTGAATACTATATTGGATCATTAAATTACCCAGTTCTTTCAAGACATTATGATAATGGAATAAGAACAAAGGCAGGGTCTGGATTTAACCTGTCCGCCTCCTCACCTGTTAACTCTACAGAAATGCTCTTCACGCCCTCTACAAGCGCCGCTAACACCCTAATCTATTTACCTGCGGCTGAAGGTGTGCCAGAAACAAAGTATGCCTGGAACGGCTCTGGGACGGTCTCAAAGGCAAACATCCTATCAATATTTATAAACGGAGTTGACAGAACATCGGCAACGAACATAAGCTCGTTTTTAGTAGAAGAAGAACTTCATCATATAGTAATTAACTTTACTGCACCAATTTTAGGTGATATACAGTTTAACTATTTAGTATCTGGCGGGCCAACATCCCTATATAATAATATTGCCGTATACCCAAATAGCTTTACTCAGCAACTTGTAAACACCCACTACGGTTTATATATAGGAAAGGCTTCTGTATCTGTTTCAGATCCGTCCATATCTGTGACAGAAAAACCATTCAGGGCATACAATAACGACTGGATTGTGTTACAAAGTATATAATTCTGTCACAACAGTTGACAAAAAGCTGGACTTGAGTAGACAATAATGGTAAAATAAAGTCCTATGGATATCAATAATACTAAATACAAGGTTCTTGATGAAGAGAGCACCCTAGGCATATATGTCTGGGAGATGCCTGACGGCAGATGGATTGGAGACGACGATGGGAATTTTCTTTCAGTCACGTCAAAAAAAGGCAATAGATCCAGAATCGATGCTTTGGCTAGAGAAGTTCGCACATTCGGTATATATGAAGGCGGGCCTAAATTTCTTTCTGCAAGAAGAAAAATTGATGACGAAGAATTTGAATACCAAAAACAAAGACTTAACTGGGGATTAATTCCAGACCCTATGGATATTGGTAACTATAAAGATGAAATGAAAAAGATGGGTGGCATGAAATGATTGAGGTTCAAGAAGAAGACGGAAATACAATTGATATATCTAACACAGCCGACTGGTTTTCTTTTAAAAAAGAGCAGCCAACAAGTGACCCATTTGCAATAAGCGGAGATGACCTAAAAAAAGTAAGAGGCTTAGGAACAGCATTTAAAAGAAAAATTAACCGAGAGTTTTCAAAAGCTTTTACAGGAATTGAAGGCGTAGGCACACAACAAAATCTTCTTGCACAGGCTATTAGTGGCTATGCAATGTTTGACCTTATTGAGCCACCATACAACCAAGAATATCTATCGAAAATTTATGAAGTGTCAACATATAACTATGCAGCAATTAATGCAAAGGTTGCAAACATTGTTGGGCTAGGATACGATTTTGTTGAAACAAAAAAGACAAATGATGCATTTGATTCAATAACAGATGAGAAGCAATTAGAAAGAGCCCGCAAAAAGCTTAACAGGTTGCGCCAAGACCTACACGAATGGTTGGATACAACAAATGAAGAAGATACCTTTACTCAAACATTAATTAAGGTGTACACAGATTTAGAGGCAACAGGAAATGGCTATATTGAAATAGGCAGAACTACAGGCGGAAACATCGGATACATTGGGCATATTCCTGCAAAGACAATGCGTGTACGTAGACTAAGAGATGGCTTTGTTCAATTGCTTTACGGCAAGGCAGTCTTCTTTAATAATTTCGGAGACACAGAAACAGAGAATCCAATTGCTGGACAAGAAGATCGACCAAATGAAATTATACATTTAAAGAAGTACACACCAATGAACAACTACTACGGCATACCAGATATTGTGGCTGCTCAGGTTGCTCTAACTGGCAATGAATTTTCTGGAAGATATAACCTAGATTACTTTGAAAATAAGGCGGTCCCAAGATATATTATTACAGTAAAGGGAGCAAAGCTTTCACCAGAGTCAGAAAGAAAGCTGCTTGAATTTTTCCAGGTGGGGTTAAAGGGCAAAAACCATAGATCTCTATATGTCCCACTTCCATCAGATACCCCTGACTCAAAAGTTGAATTTAAGATGGAGCCAATTGAAGCTGGAAACCAAGAAGGCTCATTTGAGAAATATCGTAAATCAAATAGAGATGAAATTTTGCTAGCCCACCGTGTTCCAATTAATAAAATAGGAACACCAGAGGGAGTTAATTTGGCTGTTGCTCGTGACGCAGATAAGACATTTAAAGAGCAAGTCTGTAGACCCGCCCAGATGATTCTGGAAAAGAAAATTAATAATATATTCGGCGAGAAGACAGACGCATTGCTTTTAAAGTTTAATGAATTAACATTGACTGACGAAGATACCCAGTCTAAAATTGACGAAAGATATTTAAGAATGCAGGTCATTACCCCTAATGAAGTTAGAATTAGAAAAGGCATGATTCCAATTGATGGCGGAGATAAGGTCGTAGACCTTCAAGCCCAAGCAGCAGAAATTAGAGCCCAAGCTGGGAACACCAGACAAAGGTCTCAAGATCGCCAAGCAAATTCCCCAGATGTTTCTGGAGAAGGAAGAAATGCTAAAGGCGACGGCAGACAAGTTGACTAACCCCACTCAACTGTTATTTGCCTTTTTATCTATAAGTCGCTAAAATTAAGCATATGAATATTGAAAAGTCTTTGTGGTCCAGTCATGGCGACAACATCAGTCTATCGGTTCCCTTTACAAAGGTTAACCGTGAAAAAAGAACGGTGTCAGGATTCGCTACATTAGATAATGTTGATCAGACAGGCGACGTTGTCACAGCAGAAGCAAGCCTAAAAGCTTTTGAAGGCTTTAGAGGAAATCTTCGTGAGATGCATAACTCAACAGCAGTTGGCAAGGTTGTTTCATTTAAGCCAGAAACATACTACGATCCAAAATCAAAAGAATTTTATAACGGTGTATATGTAGATGCATATATCTCAAAAGGCGCACAGGACACTTGGGAAAAAGTTTTAGACGGAACCCTATCTGGATTCTCAATCGGCGGTAAGATTAATGAGTCAGACAATGAAGTCAATAAGGCAAATGGCAAGACAGTAAGATTTATTAAGGATTACGATTTGATTGAATTGTCAATTGTAGATTCTCCAGCAAATGAACTTTGCAATGTTCTGTCTATTCAAAAGGTAAACGGCCAATTGATATTTAAAGGAATTGCAACTGAAGTAGTAACAGAAAATATTTTTTATTGTGAAGAAAGCAATTCTGTTTTTATCTCAACAGAAAAAACATATGACTCTCCAGTATCTGGAAAGCCAGCACAACTAATTGGTTGGGTTGAGAGCTCAGATGTTAACAAGTCAAAAGAGATTGATAAGATTCTTGATGCATATAAGCATTCAAGATTTACGTTGCCTGATACACAAATAGCAAAACAGGCAAACGCAGAAGGAGGTAATGAAGTGTCAGAAAATACAGAAAACGTAGTTGTTGAAGATGCAGCTGTTGAAGCAGCACCAGAAGCAACCGTAGAAGAGACAACAGAAGTTGCAGCAGATGCAGCACCTGCAGTCGAAGATGCTCCTGCAGAAGATGCAGTAGCGGAAGACACAGCTGCCGAGACTCTGGAAAAAGTAGCCGACGTATCAGAAGATAAGGTTGAAGAACCTGATTTTGCAAAGATGTTAGGCGACCTAAAGGGCTTTTTCTCAGAAACTCTAAATAAGGCATCAGAAGTTAATGCAGCACAAGTAACAACAATCCAAGAGACTGTTGAAGCTTTCAGCAAGAGCGTAGACGCTAGAATTTCAGAGTTGGCAGAACAACACACAGTGCTATCAAGTGCTGTAAAAGATATCAAGAGCACGATTGATGGTGTACAAAAGCGTGTCGATGCAGTAGAGTCCGAGACTGCAATTAAGAAGTCTTCTGATCTTGGCCGATCAGAGGAAGTAACAATCAAGAAATCTAAATGGAACGGTTCTTTCCTCGGTTCCGTGAACGAAATATTTAACTAAGGTAGGTATAATAATATGAGCAATGAACTATTAGAAAAAGCAGCCGCAGCTGGTGCAACAGTATCAACTGGATTTGGCTCAACAACTGGTGGAACAGGAGTACACAGAGCTTCCGAAAACGGAAACGGTGGACTACTTAACCCAGAACAATCTGCTCGCTTCCTAGACTATATGTTCGACGCAACCGTAATCGGTAAGGTTGCCCGCACAGTTAGACTTAAGGCAGACACAGCAGAGATTGACCGTATGTCAATCGGCGAGAAGCTTATGCGTCTCGCATCAGAAGGAGAAAACACTGGAGAAAACAGTGCAGTAACTTTCTCAAAGATCTCTTTGACAACAAAGAAGCTTCGTATGGACTGGGAGCTTTCAACAGAGTCTCTAGAAGACAACATTGAAGGTGCAGACCTAGAAGATCACATTGCCCGCTTGATGGCAACACAAGCAGGAAATGACATCGAAGATGTTATCCTTAACGGAAACACATCACTTTCTTCAGACGCACTTTACAAGTCATTTGATGGCGTTGTAAAGAAGGCAAAGACACACGGACGTGTTGTCGATGCAAACGGCGCTGGAGTTTCTCGTGAAGTATTCAACAAGGCACTTAAGGCTATGCCACGTAAGTACAAGCAACGTCGTGGAGACCTTCGCTTCCTTGCTGGATCAAACTTGATTCAGGACTTCCTATATGCTAACAGCATTGGAACAAACCAAACAATTCCACAAGATATCGCTTCAAGCGTTATCCGTGGTGGAGTTGCACCACTAGGTGGACCTGCAGGATATGTGGCACCATTCGCATTCGGTATTCCGATTGTTGAAGTTCCACTTCTTCCAGAGACACAAGCTGGAGATTACTCAGGACAAACTGGTTCACACGGAGATATCCACTTGACATTCCCAAATAACGTAGTTATTGGTATCAAGCGTGATGTAACTGTTTACCGTTTCTTCTGGCCACGTAAGGACTCAATCGAGTACACAATGTACACACGTGTTGGCGTCCAAATCGAACAAGCTGACGCTTGGGTAGTCGTAAAGAACGTTAAGGTTGCTTCTTAATTAGAATTAACCCAAGAAAGGCCCCCAATTAATTTTGGGGGCTTTTCATTTTAATTTAACAATGCTATAATTGAAGAACCTAACAAAGGAGAATATATGTCATTTGAGACATTAAAAGTTGCAGAACTCAGAAAGATTGCAGAAGACTTTGCAGTCGATACTGATGGAATTAAAAATAAGGCAGACATTATTGCCACTCTTGCCGAAGAGGGCGTTACCTGGTCTGTATACCAAAAGACAATTAAAGATGTTGAAGAAGCGGCTGAAGAGTTTGCTGAGACAGAAGAAATTCTTCCTCGATTTGATCCAAAGTCGGATAAGCCAGAAGATACAGTTCTAGTTAGAATGACTAGAGAGAATTACAGATACGATATAGTTGGTTATACGTTTACAAAAGAGCACCCTTTTGTTGCAATGACAGAAGAAGATGCTCAGAAAATTTTTGACAAGGAGGAAGGTTTCCGCATAGCAACCCCTAAAGAAGTTCAGGATTACTACGCTTAACCTTTATTAAATGGAGATATTAGTAGGTACAAACTCGCCAGTAAAGCACAAGGTTTATTGGAAAGGCTCTCCAAAAGATGCTGATGCCCTTCCTGTTGTTCGGGTATATGACATAACAGAGGACCCAGCAATAACTCCTGCTATTAACCCAGGTACACTTATTACAACACTTACTCCAACAAAGTTGGAAACAGACATAGGTGTTTACGAAGTGTACCCTCCACACTCATTAACAAATAGAAATAAACAACTTAATCTTGTATGGCAATATTCAGTCGAAGGAACTGCTATTACAAAAGAGCATAAGCTTTTTGTAGTTACTCCGTATGTTGATATTACACAAGCAGGAGACGTTTTGAAATTAGGCTCTGACCCGTCTGATCCAAACTATAAGTCTTATTTTGAAATTGCTGAAGCTGAAAGATATGCCAGAAAGATAATTGAAAACTACACTGGCCAAGTATTTAGCTTGTATGACGATGTGCATACTGTGTACGGGGCAGGAGCAGATGTTTTGCCGCTACCATTTAAACTAGCAGACATACACGAATTGTATGAGAATGACATACTACTTTTAGATAACATTAATAATATAAATAACTGGAACTATGACACCATCATATCCGAGAGTGGATTTGGAATAAGAGTTAACAAGGCTACCATGCTAGACAATACTGTTTATGTAGCAAATGGAATGGTTCCCCCATCAATTAATTACTCTACAGGTGGAGCATTTGGAAAAGACTCAGTATACAGAGTTGCTGGTAGATATGGATGGGAACGTGTTCCTGACGAAGTAGAGCTTGCAGCAATTGAACTCATGAAGGATTATTTCTCAAAAGACAAGGTCTGGAGAGACAAGTACATGAAGAGCATATCAACATTTGACTGGAAGTTTGAATACAATGCAGAGACCTACAGAGGGACTGGCAATGTATATGTCGATCAAATTCTGCTACCTTATATCATTAATCAGATGGTAGTAATATAATGTTTAACATCATAGATTCAGTTTTGACTATGAAGATGGATGTCTACAAGCAAGTTGATTACCAAGATCCAGACACTGGTGCGCTTAAAAGAGAATGGCAATATGACAGAACAATGTCTTGTCATGCTAAAGGAGTTATATCAAACTCTGCATCTACTAGAACAGGTGATAAGCAAGTTATTTCAAATAGGTACACCAATGATCAAATTTTACAATTAAGAACAACCGACAAGGTTTCATTGCGTGAAAAGATTACAAATATATCTGATTCATCGGGCAAAACTATCTGGGTGGAAGCAAATTTTCCAACAGACACCGCAACTGTTTTTGAAGTAATGGGGTCAACACCAATGACAGACCCATTTGGAACAGTGGTAGGATATAACACATCTGTAAAGAGATCGGAGAACCAGACGATTGGATACTAGTGCCGTATTAGTTAAAGCAGCCAGTGGGTTACAAAAAAACATGGGCGGAACTAAAGGCGCAGTTTTGCAGGATAGCACAGTTGCTCAAATATCAGCAGCTATATATTATCAGGCATCAGTTATCTCAAAGGTTACAACTAATAAACAATTTCAATCAAAATTTCAAAGCATACTATTTAATCAAATAAAAAAAGACTTTGGAAATTATGTAGACTCTCAGTCCAGAACAAACCCTAAAACATTACACCATGTTTATGAATGGAAAAAGGTTGGAACCCCTTCAGCAAGACTGTTTGATTTAAAAGTAGTAGGAACTGACGGTCTTTCTTTTAAGATCTCTTCTGAATTTAAACCTTCTAAATCTATGGTCCCAACAAATTTTGGTAAGGCAAGGCATGTGTTTACAAACAAAGCTTCCGTCATGGAGGCGGGAATGCCATTAGTAATAAGACCTAAGAATGCAGAAAGACTTGTGTTCGAGATGGATGGGGTCGTTATTAGAATGCCTAAAGGTATGCCTGTAACAGTTAAAAAGCCAGGAGGCGGCAAGGCAACTGGCAGGTACAAGATAGCCTATGCTCAATTCTTTACTGGCAACCTAGTAAACCTATCAATTAAGAATTCAAAATTTCAACAAATATTTAATTCATCTATTACCAAAGCAATGAAATTACCAGTAGATGTTAAAAAAGTTAAATACTCTTTTTCACCAAATACATTAAATATGCAGGCTGGCTCAGCACTAGCAGCAGCTTTTGGAGGTTCAGATGCCAACGGATTATAATTATGATGTAATGCTTGATCTACGCAAGCACATATGGAGCCAATTAAAGTCTAATAGTTTATTTGAGGCTTCAGATTATTACAGTGATAATTTAGGAGAAGAGCTAATTCCTATTATCCCAGTACAGCAACAACCAGAAATGAATCAATTTTTGAGCGGTAAGAAGCATATAGTATATGACAAGATAGGAATGTCTTACGAGGATAACTGGGTAATATGCTGTGAGCAAATCCTATTTACAATATACTCAACAGACGTATCTGAGATTAATCAAATAAGAAATTTAATGATGGATTTATATAGAAGAATGGATGAGTCAGCAAGGGATGCAAACCTGTATTCGGGCATATCTCAGAAGTTTAAGTTCTATAGCATATTTGTTGCAGACATATCCCCTACAGCCCCTTCAGAGGAGCTAGCAGGCTTCCTGTCAACCGATGTAGTGCTTGAGGTAAAATACGCAAGGCACGTGGATTCAAACGGCAGATTCCTCTAGTTTGCCTTTTAGGGCATTATACACTAAAATTAGATTTAGAGGAAAGGCCTAGCCAGCCAAGATTTCAAAAAAGTTTAACAATATATATATATTTTTAAAACAGGAGGTAAGACACAATGGCATTTAACTCAGCCAAAAATATTCTTGTGGGAGCTTCACCGCTTTACATCTCGAATTCAGATTCAACTGTAACAGGTTATGTTGAAAACCAAGAGCCAGGAGTTGCAAAGACTGCAACAGCTGGAAAGAAGGACGGTGTTCCAGCATTTAACGCTGCAACATCATACCGTACAACTCTTGACGCAGCACAAGCTGTAACAGACAATGCTTACCGTAACGTAGGGTTTACAAACAATGGTCTTCAGATCACTTACAACCCAACTTACGATTCAGTAACTGTTGACCAGTTACTTGATACAGCAAAGCTTTTCAAGTCTGCGATGGAAGTTATGATCGCAACAGAAATGGCAGAAGGAACACTAGAGAACGTTCTAGTGGTTTTCGGACAAGGACAAGGAACTCTTACAAACGCAGGTAAGACACTTGGACTAGAAGCAGGTTCTCTTGGTATTGCACCAACAGAGCGCCAGCTAGTAGCAATTGGACAAGCTCCAACTGACACTTCAGCCACAACAGAGCGTATTTACTATGCACGTCGTGTATTGTCTGTACAACAGTCACAATTCTCACTTGCACGTAATACACCAACATCATTCCCAGTAACATTCCGTTTGCTTCCAGACGCAGGTTACACAGGTTCAGAATACGGTAAGATTATTGACCGTACTTGGACACCAGCTTAATTAAAATTAAGTAGATAAAGCCCCCATTTATGGGGGCTTTATTGTTGTGCTGGTAAATGCTTTATGTTATAATAATTAAGACGATCCTAGGAGGATTAAATTGGCAAATACAGTATATAGTGTAGAAGAGATTACACTGCAAGACGGCTCAACAGTTAAGCTAAAGCCACTAAGCATCAAAGAGCTTAGAGATTTTATGAAGGCTCTACAGGGTGCGGCAGACTCAACATCAGAAACCGAAACACTAAATGTTTTGATTGATGCAGTAGCAGTAGCACTAAAAAAGCAACTACCAGATTTGGTAGCAGATAGAGATGCATTAGAAGATGCACTTGATGTACCCACAATAAATCGCATCCTTGAAGTATGCGGTGGGATTAAGATGGATGACCCAAACCTACTAGCGGCAGCGGTTCTGGCTGGTCAGAACTAGATCTAGCCGCTTTAGAGGGTGAAGTATTTCTTCTGGGAAACTGGAAGAATTATGAAGAACTAGAAGAAAGTCTTTCAATGCCAGAGCTAATACAAACATTGAAATCCTTTAAGAAGCAAAAAGCAGAAGATAGAAAATTTGCAGCAGGACTTAAAGGCATAGAAATAAATATTGATGAAGACGAAGAAGAAGTTCAAGAAGGAAAAACCTTTGAAGATATTCAAAGAAAAGCATTAGGTATTAATGCATCAGGTGATGATATACTTTCATTACAAGGTCCATTAGCAGCAAGTGCAGGATTTGGAATCGGAGCTGGTTTAGGTTATTCAAAGGAGTAATGTATAGATAAATGGCTGATGAAAATATTGTAACTAATATAGTTGCCAATGCTGATTTTTCAGGTCTTATTGCAGATGTCAATAAGGTCACAGCCTCACTATCTAAACTACAAGCTCAGTTAATTGCTTCAGACGCAAAGCTTGCAAATCAAGTTGCGGTAATGAACAGATCCTTCTCAGAAAATTTGAGAAGAACTGGGCAGTTTTCTACACACTTTGTTACACTAACTTCAGATACTGAAAAGTTTGGTAAGAGTCTTGATGGCGGAAAGCTTAAGCTACGAGACTACTTTAGAACGTTTCAAGAACATACAAAAACTTCAGGCGGAATCGTTAGAGATCTTGCTAAGCAACAAGTAGCACTACAAAATGCCATCATACAACCCTTGGGTAAAAACGCCCAAGGGCTTATGCAGTTTAACGTACAGGTTCCACAAGGTCTAGATAATATAAAAAACAAAACAGCCATAGCAAGACAAGAGCTTCAGATATTAAATAAGGTTGTTCAAGATGGCGGAGTTCAGCTTATTAACTGGGGTAAGAACACTCAGTGGGCAGGACGTCAGCTAACAGTAGGATTAACAGTACCACTAGCGGCATTTGGTAAAGCAGCAGCAGATGCATTTAGAATGGCAGACGCAGAGTTGGTAAGACTTACAAAGGTTTATGGCGGAGTAGCAGCAACATCCTCAGCAGAATTATCTAAAATAAGAACTGAAGTTTCAGCAACCGCTAAAGAAATTTCAAAAGCTTATGGAGTTTCATTTAAAGATACAATTACACTTGCAGCAGATATAGCAGCAACAGGTAAACAAGGCGATGAGCTTTTGTCTTCAGTCAAAGAAACAAGCAGACTTGCAGTTCTTGGTGAAGTAGATAGACAAGAAGCCATGAAGGCCACACTGGCAATTCAAACAACATTTAAACAAAACACTGATCAACTTTCTGAGTCGATTAACTTCCTTAACTCAGTTGAAAACCAAACATCAACAACTCTTAATGACTTAGTAGAAGCAATTCCAAAAGCTGGTCCAGTTATTCAAGGATTAGGCGGAAGCGTACAAGACTTAGCGTTGTATTTAACTGCAATGAAGGAAGGTGGAATTAATGCTTCAGAAGGAGCCAACGCTCTTAAATCAGCACTAGCATCTTTAATTAATCCTACAAAAGTAGCAAAAGAAAAGTTTTTTGAAATGGGAATTGATCTCGGTGGAATTGTAACAAAAAATGCTGGAAATTTAACAGGAACAATAATGGCTCTTCAGGCCGCACTAGATAGCCTAGACCCACTACAAAAGCAACAGGCAATTGAGCAGTTGTTTGGTAAGTTCCAGTTCTCTAGACTTAATGCTTTGTTTGCAAACTTAGGCAAGCAAGGAAGCCAGACTCTTCAGGTAATGGATTTAATGAAAGCAAGTTCTCAAGAGCTAGCCCAAGTTGCTGACCGAGAATTATCAATGGTAACAGAATCTGCTTCTGGAAAGTACAGAAGAGCAATAGAGGGATTAAAGGCAGACCTAGCTGGAATAGGAGAAGAGTTCCTTAAGGTACAAACATTCTTTATCAATGTTGTAGACGGAATTATTGATTTTACAACCAAACTTCCAAAGCCTATTAAGCAGATCTTAACTTTTGCTGGTGGATTAACCGCAGTAATCGGTCCAGTTATTATGTTGACTGGTGTTCTCGCTAACTTCTTTGGCTACGTTATAAAAGGAGTTTCTCACTTTAAAGCCTTGTTTAAAGGTGGAGAAGGCTGGAAGATGCTTACTCCAGAAATTCTTGCTGCACAAAAAGCAGGAAGCCTTGTTGAAAAAACATTTTACAGTGATGCACAAGCGGCAACAGTATTAAAAACAGCAATTGAAGGCTTAGTAGCAGAGTTTACTGTATTGCAATCTAAGGCTCAGTCAGGGGCAATATCAGTTGCTCCAGCATTAAATAATTTTGTAAGCGGGGTTACTGGAAGAGTAGTTAATCCAAACCATCCAATGCTAAGCCCAACAGACACAAGATCAATGTCTCACATGAATCCAGTTGGTGGGATGACGGCAGATCAAAAGACTGGCCAAACAATATTTGGAGTAGTACCTGGAGCACCAAGAGTTAATCAGACAATAGGTAATAACCCACAGATTTATGCAAATGCAGATTTACCAGAAGTACAGGGTCTTACAAGAATTGGAAAAGCTTCAACTGGAGTAGTTGCAGCCGAAGCTGCTAAGTGGCATGCAATGACAGGCGCATTAGCAATGCAATCAGAAACAGAAATAAAAGCATTGAAAACAGAAGTTTCCAGAACAGGATTAATTACACACGAGCTTTCTGCTTCGTATCAAGCTTTGTTGCCAGAAATGACAAAGCTAACACAACGAGCAGCCCTTGAGTCAGCAGAAATTGTTGCTCAATTACAAGCAAGTAAAATAACAATAGATCAAGCAAGAGCAAAAATTATTGCATTGAATGCACAAATTGAAGCTGCTATGGGAGCTGCTGCTACAGATATTGCAGGACAGCAAGGAAGATCTATTGCCTTAACGTCTGTTCCTTTGCTAAGTCAACCAGTGGTAGACAGAGCTGGTAAATCAAATATGAAAGAGCTTGCTCGTCCAGGAAGAACAAGAGGTCTTCTTAATAAAATTGCAGGAGGCCTCGGAGTTAAAACTTTTGGCGCACCGTATAGCATTGAAACAACAATGCCAAAGAAGTTTCATACGGGAGGCACAGTCAGTGGTCCAGGAACTGGAACATCTGATTCAATTCCTGCAATGGTTTCTAATGGAGAGTTTATTGTTAAAGCGGGATCAGTAAATGCAGAAACCCTTCCAATTCTTCAAGCAATAAATGATAACCCAGACAATACAAGACCATTCCTATCTGCCTTTATGACACATCAAGGAACTGAAATAAATCAAGGTCTTGAAGGTAAAGCAAAAGGAAAAGTGGTACCAACTGGAATATCGATTGCAAATGATATGCAGAACCTTCATTCTCGTGGCCTGCACCCAATGGGCGTTTTTTATGATCAAGGAACAAGATTAGGTTACGATAAGAATGAATTAAAAATTGCACTTAACGGTGCACACGAAGAACTGCAAAGAACTTTTTCTGCAAAAGGATCTGCTACAATTAATAAGCTATATTACGACAAAGTGGCTTCATCTACTATACTTAAATACTTAAAAGATGTTAAAAGATTAAGTCCAGCAATAGGCAGACAAGTTTCTATGGCAGAAGAACTTATGTTCTTAGGTCATCAAAGACTATCTTCAGGTAAAGGTTTTGAAAAAGGAACAATGCGTCAAGTTGGATTTGATGGCGTCAAGCTACCCAGAGAAATTATCGGCACTGGAAGTGGATTCTCTAAAGATTCAAATCAAAGACATTTTAATTTAATACAAGACCTATACGACGAAGAACCTTCAAATAAGTATACAGGTAAGTTAGGTAAGGGCAATACTATATCTCAAGTATTTAAAACTCAAAAAGGTCATATGGGTGTGGCACGACCAATTTCAAAAATGAATTTCTTAATGAGCATGGTAAAAAACAAACTAAGTCGTGCACCACTTGCGCCAGACCCAAGATCAATTGCTTTGAATCAAAAATGGAGAAGAGGATACAAAGACGGCGGATTAGTTGGATACAAGAACGGCGGTATGGTTGGAGGAATGGATATCCCACGCTTTCATGATGGCGGCTTTGTTTCTGGATTTCAATCTCAAGCTAGCAAGGGGTTTGTTGGACAAGGAATGCTAAAGCGCCCTGAAGGCGGCGGAATGGGCATCGGTGCTCAAATGGGAATGATGATGGGCGGATCAATGCTAGGACAATCTATAGGCGGCAACGTTGGCACTGGAATAACAATGGCTGCAAATATTCTCCCATGGCTTCCCCTACAAAAAATTATGCCATTAATTGGCAAGCTAATGACAAACCTAAGAACACTTTCTGGAATAGCAAATATTGCTGGTAAAGCAATGGGTCTATTATTTAGAGTTGGTCCAGTTGGTGCAGTTGTTACTGCAGTTGGACTTGCTGTATTTGCTTATAAGAAGTGGCGCAAAGAAGTAGAAGAAACTCAAAGAGAACATGTAATGCTAAACGGCATTACTGAAAAGGGTGCTAAAGAAGCAGGAATTAGCTACAAGAATGTAGCAAACTCAATTAAGGATGTAAGAGAGCAGTTTAAGCTTCAACAACAACAAGGTATATCCGCATACGAATCAATGACTGGTTCTGGAGTACAAGGGCTTACATTAACAATTGCACAACTAAAAGAATTAAAGAAAACTGCAAAAGATACTATGCCAGAGTTAGTCGGAACTTTTAATAGCATAGATACAAGCAAGGTAAATGATCTTGCTGCAAACCTAAAGGCACAATTTGTATCTGCAGGTATGTCTGCACAAGATGCAACAAATAAAATTTATGCAATCATAGAAGCATCAAATAAGGCTGGCGCAGGACTTGGTGCTATAACTAGCACAGGATTTACTGCAATAACAGACAAGGGAAGCGCTGCTTCTGCTATCGTTAAAAATTTAATTGATAGTCTTGCAGATATTGAAAATGTTGATCCAAAAGCATTTGCATCAAATATTGATACCGTTATATCAAGCCTAGATGCAGCAACTGCTGCACTTGTAGGAACAAAAGATGCACAAGGAAATACAATTGATGAATCTATGGCAATGACAATGCAATGGGAAAAGCTTGTCAAACTTGGTGCCGACTATACTCAATTAGGAGAAAAAGCTCTTGCTAACCTAAAGAAAGAAAGACCTGAACTTGCTGCAATATTAAAGAGCACAGATACTGTTGCAGGAATGTATGCCAAGTGGAGAGTACTTTTGGCTGGAGTTAATATTGATCTTAAGAATATAACATCTCAACAAGCAATGGGAATTGCAGCTTATCAGCAAGCACTTTCTATGGCAGCATCTGCTTCAACATCAAATGAAAACACAAAAGGCGCATTGGGCACAGCTAATAAAGCAACAAAAGATTTAACAGATAGCATTAAAAAAGGCGAGAATGCAATAAAGAAGTATTCAAATACTGAAGCTGGATTAAGCAAGGCCAGAATAAAAGCATATCAGGATGAAATTAAAGCTATCCGTGATCGTGCTGATGCAAAGAAGAAAGCCCTAAGAGACACTGTAGAAACTGAAAACACTGAGCTTGAGCTACAAAAGCTTAAGTTAGAAGCCCAAGCCGCACTAGCACGTGGAGACAGAGATGCTTATGAAGCTGCAAACATTGCAATTGCTCAGCTTACGAAAGAAACTCAGTTAAAGAAGGCTGAAGATAAAATTGATGCTAATGCTAAAAAAGAAGAAGCAAAAATTCAAGCCATTCTTGATGCAGATCAAGCAAAGAAAGATGCAGCAGCAGATGCAGTTACTAAGGCACAAAATACAGGCGCTTCAGCGACACAAACACTTGGAGAAATAAATAGCATTAAGTCGTTGCTTGCCCAGCTGGCAATAGATCAAATTGAAAACGATAAGCTTAAAGACCCAACTAAAAAAGCAGATGGTCAAAAAGCTCTAGACGGAAGACTTCAAACTATAATTGGATCACTTGAAAAAGCTTCAGATGCTGTTCAAAAAGCATTCCCAGAATATGTTGATGCAAAAACAAATAAAGGAATTCCTACAAAAATTTATGGAATGCCTGGAGGTGAAGGTGCTCGAACTGGAGCTGGTGGAGCATTTGATAAGCTTGTTGCAGAAGTTGCAACAGGCGCAGAAAAGAATTTTAATAAATTATCTTCAGAAATTAGAGGCGGGGCATCACTTGGAGATGTTGTTAAAGCAATGGGCGGGACAGTAAGCAAGAGTAAAAAAATTGAGCAAGCAGATGTTACTGCTGCAATAAAAGCACAGCCTGGAGGTAGCAGTTCAGGATACCTTAAAGATCAAACAAAGGATGACGGTTCTCTTGAAGAGGGAGTGAGAAACGCTATCATACAAAAGTATGGGTTTAAAGATGGAGATTCATTTGAATTCCAGGGCAAGACATATAATGTAAAGAAGAAGGCCTGGTACAACGGTAAAGGCAACGAAGCTGTTCTTGTAAAGAAGTGGGGCGGCGGTGCCGTAGTTGCTGGACAAACCTACGGTGTAAATGATAGAATTAACTCATTGGGAGTACAGCAAGAAGGCTTTATGCCGTTTACTCCAAAGGTAAGCGGAATAATTTATCCAAATGTTGATACTATGCCAAAGTATAATATCCATAGCGGAGAAGTAACTGGAATGCGTGGCGGAGTAAACAGTTCTTACAATAACAATTCATACTCAATTAACATTGCGCTTAATGGAACCAACGTGACAGCAGACGATGTAATGAGAAGATTTAAGACAGAGATGGCTTTGGTTCATGCAAAAGAAGGAAGATCTAGATCAGTTGGGGGACAAGTTTAATGCCATTAACATTACCAAGAGGTTCAATCTTTAGCATAGAGGCTAAGGATCTTTTAGCAACTCCCGCAGGAACTGTAAATCAATTTAATAAGGTTACTGAGCATAACCGTACAGACTTTAGCATTAATGTTGAAAGAATTGAAAAAGTAGTAAGAACATCAAACGGAACTTTAAGAAAGAATTTTATTAAAGATAAGCGCAAGTTCTCAACATCCTGGGACATGCTTCCATCATATAGAACTCTAACCGTGGACGGTGCATGGGGAGCAGAAGACTTAAGATCATTCTACCTAGGAGAACAAGGACAGGGTAGTTTTAAAATTAGATTAAACATAGCAAAAAATGGAGTCTCACAAGAGTCATCTGGATATGAAGAGTATACGGTTGTTATTACAGACTGCAGCTTTGCAATTGCCAAAAGAGGCTTACAGCCCCACTGGAACGTATCCCTGAGCATGGATGAAGTCTAATGCCAGTATATGCAAGCCCTGCAGCCAAAACAAAGCTTGAGCAAAGCACAAACCTAAATTTAAATATAGGTTGTACTATTGAGTACAACATGAATAGACTTGTAGATAACATTGTTGTTACTGGTGCAGATATTGTTAAGCCAGACGGAAGTAAGCCTTTTAAAAAGTTATTCCCCGTAGATTCAATCATCAAGGCTAACCGACCAATTGGAGCGGGAGTTAAATATGGAATCACAGGAGATATTGGGTCTGGAACATATAGAGATCCAAGAGCTAGTACATACCCGTTAGACTATAGAACATACTACCCAGGAGCAGACACATATTACAAGTACTGGCTAAGCGCAGTTAGCACGGGTGTAGATTTAACCATTACATATCCAAAAGCAGTATTAACAAATAAAGTAGTTGCAAGATTTGAGATATCACATTCAACTCCAGGAACCTGGAACATACTTTTAAATGGATCATCTGTTGCACAAGGAACAAGTTCACAGATAAAAGCATTCGGTGCTGGAACATATGATGCTGGAACTTTGACTATTTATTATAATGGAACTGCATGGGTAACTACAGAGCCAGCAGTGCTAGGTGCTCCAGTAAGCATAACCACATTAAAGATAACCACTGCAGGAGTTGCAGGTAAGTACATTGGTGTTATTGAGCTTTGTCCTAAATGGGTAGTTGATATATCAGATGCCATTACAGATATGTCTATCTCAAAAGAGTCATCTACAAGCTCAGAAGATATCCTACCAATCGGAAAGGTTTCAGCAAACTCTTTATCTTTAGGTCTTGTATCCTACGAAACCACACGTAAAATAATTTCCTTTGATAAAACATTTACTTTTGATGCCTCTAAGATTTATCTATACAAGCAGATTGAATTAAACCCATACTACAAGTTATATAATTCTGACCAAACTTATGAAAAAATTAATCAAGGTGTGTTCTATCTAGACAACTGGTCTTCCTCAGAATATGGAGAGATATCTTTAACGGCACTTGATGGAGCAAAAATTTTGCAAGAAGTAATTGCACCAAGTATTATTTGTGAAGGATATTCAACAACTGCAATATTAAGAAGACTGCTTGATACGGTAGGTTTTACAAACTATAAATTTAATATGTCTGCAACAGACACTTCAATATTTACTCCAAAGTTCTGGTGGACAGATGACAGTAAGCCAGTGTGGAATGCCATACAAGAGCTTTGCCGAGACTCTCAAATGACAGCTATCTTTGATGAAAATAATGTGCTTCAATTTTACACAAGAGACTACATGTTCTCTTCAGCAAAATCCGTAGACTGGTCATTTAGATATAATGCAGATGGATCAAATCTGCCTAACATAATTTCTTTTTCTAAAAACGAGTTAGCAAGTGCAAATCAGGTTAAGGTCTTATGGAATAGCGTAACTACTTCAGAGTTTACTGGAAACTCTCAGCCACTGTGGAAGTCTGGCAACACTTCAATGGGAGCCCTATCACTTGATCAAGATCTCCCAGCGTCTATTGGGGAAGGCGGATATATCAATCTTTCTCCAATTACAGTAAATAGCTACGAAAGCAAAAGAGTTCTATACGAGTATAACGGATACCTTGTAATTGATTCAGAAATTATAGAGTATGATGCAATTCAATATGAATATGTTTATAATGGTGTCAAGACGCAAGTGTGGATAACAACTGAATCAGATGTATTAAAATATTTAGGTCTGTCAAATGTTGGTTCTGCAAACTATCAGCCTACAGGAAAATATAGAATTAAAACAAGAGGTGCATTTAATACAACCGTTGCAAATCATTATGCTGCGGCGTCTACTATATTAAATTCATGGAGTGGATATGAGGTGAAGTGGGTATAATGGCAGGCGCATACGATTACTGGAGTAGTTCATTTTTACCAATACCAACCCCAGCACCAGGGACTCTAGTCATACCTTGGATCTCAATTCAGACAACATCTACAACAAGAGCAGTTATAACTTTAGGTACTCCAACGCAAACTCCAGGAAGCTACGCTGGGTCAGCAGCAAGCACTGGTAATTTTAATGATCCAGATTTTACATTTACAACATCAAGCGGAGTTCATGTCCGTGAAAATTTAACTCCAGGTGCAAAATATACAGTTAGAGCACGTGCATACACAGGAGCAAATGCTACTGGAACAGCAGGTCCTTATATTACTGAAAGTTTTACTATGCCTTCATCATATAACCCCCTTACTGGAATTGTTTCAACAGCTACGCCAGTTACAACACCGCCAGTGTCAACTGGGTCAAAAGTTAATACAACAACGCTTTCGGGCATTGCTGCAGCAAGTGGAACTAATGTAGCTCTAGACAGCACCGCAGCAGCAGATACTGGATCAGATGAAGTCGCTGGACCAGTACAATACGTAACAGGATCCTCATCGGCAACTAGCGGAAATAGACAAGTTGAAAAATCTTTATTTAGAGTTACAAATAATTCAAAAGATCCTGCTGAATTTTCAATAGCAGCAAAGAATTTTGAAATTTCAACATCTTATTCGCACTATACCTTTGGAACAGGGATGTTTTTTCAAAGCAGTATTTCTGATGTAAACGCATCGGGTGGTATGGGATTTTTTACAGATTTATTAGGAATGTCAGGATATTACGTTCTTATGCAAACAACTTCTAACATGAATAAAACTGATGATAAAGAAGTAAAAATTATAAAAGTAGTTAATGGTAGAGTTAAAAAGCTTAATGACAGTCAAAAGGGTATTTCAAAAACCCTTACTGGAATCTTAGGCGCAACATCTTATAAAGTAGACATAAAGGTAAAATGCGACACTGGGGTAAGAGTAATTGATGTTTATATTAACAACTTTAAAATAACAGCAACAGATGTTACATCTGCTACAAGTACAGACCCTTTAGATAAGGTTCTTCCTATAACACCCAATGTATCTATGTGTGCCACTACAGGATCAGCATATTATGATTATGTTTATGCTATGCCTCTTGAGGAAGCTCAATATAACTCAGGAGTGTTGCAAAATGTATATAATGGTCAATTTAATGATACGATGCTAAGCTTTTTATACGGAGAAAAGGTTTTAAATAATTTTAATAAAACAAATCTTACAAATGGAAAGCTAGAAGAGTTTGGCACAGTTGCTAGAGAACTTAGAAAAGTTAGTATTAAGTATGAGTCTAGGCCAGGATATCCCCTCTACCCAAGCTTAGGAATAAATAAATTTGTCAACGTACTAGGGTCCAGACTTACGTCGTTTGGTGCGGAGGTTTACCTAGTAAATAACGCTGGAACCTGGGTACCTTTAGATGACTCATCACTGCACTCATTTAGTGTTATTGGTAACTACGTAGTTACATCTGGTCAACATGAGTATACAGACAAAACTGTAAATGAGTATTCAAACCCAGAACCAGTAATATTTCAGTCCTCTTGGATACAAAAAGAAGATGATGCCAAAGCAGTGTCTAACTGGATTAAGACGTTATGGTCAAAGCAGCAGTCTGTTATAAATATGCAGGTATTCGGAAACCCGCTTGTCTCAGTTGGAGACATTATAACAATTAATTATCCTTCAAATGGGCTTGACGGAACGCAGAAATTTGTTGTTATGAATGTAAGTAATTCATTTATGGATGGATTGGAGACATCAATTACAGCTAGGACATTGTAGTCTGTAAATGGTATAATAAAAATATGGTAACTAAAAGAGTATCTACAACCAGCGTCACGGCAGACGCACCCATTGCTCTATACTCAAACTCTCCAGAAAACAGTGATTTGGGGCCAAACTATAAAAAAGTAATACCTGGTAATACAATTGGAGCAATGTATCTTTCTTCAGGAGATATTAATTATAACGAAGTAGATGGCACCACAGTTGTTGTAGAGGAAGCAGCCGCAGCTGCAGCCGCAGCAGATGGAACAAAACCTACAGAGGCTCCAGGGGCTCCATCTCTTTCAGACATACAGGTTGTATCAAAAGAAGTTGTATATGATGCAGCAGGTAATCCATCAGTTCAGGTGGTATTTAAAATTAAAAATTCAAGTGGTCAAAAGCTAAAGGCCATCAATTCAAGAGTGGAGCTATTATGATAACAAAGTTTGGAAAAAGATTTTTAACAAGCCACCTAGCAGGTTTAGTTGATTTTACAACAAAAGACCTAGCACTAGGAATAGGAAGCTCTGCTGTAAATCAATTTGGAAATGATACCAGACTAGAATTTGAGTTTTATAGACTGCCAGCAACATTGAGCAGCATTGATATTAGGTCTGCAGACATAACAGGTCTTTCCTCTACAGGATCAGCTGTAACTTATACTGCACAAAATAATTTCAGCCCAGGACAGACAGTTAAAATAACAGGAGTCGTTCCCACACAATATAATGTTTCATCAGCAGTAGTTACATCTGCATCAAATTCCCAATTTACAATTGCATCTTCTTCAACTGGGAATTACACATCTGGCGGATACGCTTCTTCTTATTCAGCAATATTTTCTGCAACTATACCGCAGGATATCTCAGGTGTAATATCTGAAATTGGTTTGTATCCAGGAGCAAGAAAATCTACTAATAGTTTTGATAGTCAATTTATAACTTCATTTGATAATAATTTAAATTGGACAGACGGGTCATTTAATCCTGAAACAACTTTTAATTCAGAATCATTTCAATCTAAAATCGGAGAGAATATGATTGGCATTAGGGCGTTTGCAAGTGAATCAAAAGAGTACACCAATTCACAAACATTCTATGACATATCGGGATATAGCGTAAATGATAGTATAGCAATTGCATACAAGAAAATGGATACAAACTTATCAAAAATTAGAGTAAAGTTTTATAGCTCTGATTCCTCATATTGTTGGGTTGATTTTACCCCAGAGTCTGGAACTGGAGATAAGATAACATCATTAACCTTAAATAATTTATTTAGCAACACAACGGCAACTCCACCAGATCTTACTTCTATTGTTAAGGTTGGAGTAGAAGTCACGGCAGGATCTGGCGGAAATACAATTGTATACTTAGACAGCATTAGAATTAATGACGAAGACACCTTTGACCCATACTTTGGCTTAATTAGTAGATCAGTTCTAACTGGAGCAGACATCTTAACAAAAGTTTCTGGAAGACAAGTAGATATAGAATATAAGCTAGCGCTGGAGTTTTAAATGTCAGATGCATTAAAAGACCTAGCCATTGTTCCAGTAACTAGTAGTGATACTAATTACTTTCTTCGTAAAGTAACTGGATTAAAAATTGACAAGACTTATTCATTTAAGTTTCAGTGGGTTTTTGAAGATGATACTAAAAGCGATTGGTCTCCAGGGTATCAAATAAATACACCAACAGAAAACGTGCCTGGGGCACCTTCAGTAACGGTACCTGCAACAGCAATAGGAAACATACCAGTAACACTTTCTGTTTTCCCACCAAATACAAAGCGTGTAGATATATATATTATAGGCGGAGTGTACGGTACGGGCAAAGTAGCAGATAGTTTTCTGAGCGCTGGAACAAAAAATATTTCAGTAGCAGCAGGAGTTTATCAGGTAAGCTTAATAGCAGTAACCCCTTCTGGAATTAATGGAGATCCAACTAATACATTTACAATTACCATATCTAATGTTGTAACGGAGGACACGGTTGCACCAGATCCAATTTCTGCAGGAGTTGTAACTGGAGGAGTTCATCCACAAGATTCTAGCGGTCAATTAGGATATTTAAACGTTGCTGTAACTAATGCAACGATACCCGCAGACTTTGCTGGATATATCGTAAAGATAGTCAGCAGCACAAATACTTGGACTCAAACATTTAATAGCTCAACAGCGTTATCTAATTTATATATAACTGGTGGGCTATTTGTTGGTCAATCATATACATTATCTGTAGCCACAACTGACGGTAAAAATATATCTAGCTATGTTAACTGCACACCAGCACCATTTACAATTACTGATACTAGAACTAATACAAGCACAGTAACTGGAAATCTTTCTTTTTCTGCCACAGATTCTATATTGACAGTATCTTGGGTGGCATCTACGGATCCGTATGTAGACTCATATAGAGTTCAAATAACATCTGATACTGACACAGCATTTACCTCACCAATTCAAACAGTAGAAAGCAAAGGGACCACTGCAACATTTGGCGGACTGGTATCAAATACAACCTATAGAGTAAGGGTTACATCAAGATACAGCGGAGCTTCAGCAGCATTAAGTACGGTTCATACTACGGGCACATTTACGTTAAATGCTTCAGGAGCAATTAGCGATGGTATCGCCCCAACAACAAATCCTGCACTAACATCTGCTATGGTTAAATCTTTATTTGGAGCATTTGCAATCACATTTCCTTCGGTAGCAAACTCTGATGCAGTTACATATGAAGTATTTATTAAAGCAGATAGCCCAACTGGTATTGTAAGTAATACCTATAAAGTATTAGAAGTGGGCGGAACATTTGCTGTAGTTAAATCTTTAGCAGATAAAACTACTGCTCTTACCTACGGAGCAGATTATTATATTGCTATACGTGCTAAAGATAATGACGGAGTTTCAACTGGAACAGTAACAGCGGTAGGGCCAGTCAAAACACTTCAAGTCTCCAATGCAGATCTTGCAGCAGACTCTGTTTATGCAAACAATATTTTAGCTGGAGTAATTGATGCTACTAAATTAACCGCAGATACCATACTAGCTAATCAAAAAATAACTGTTGGCTCTAATGCTGCACTCGATAGAATCAGATTAGACGCAACTGATGCAACAATTAGCGGACAAGCTGTAAGCTCAAGAATTTATATTGGAGGCGGAAATTATTATGATACCGCAAGCTCTTTTTATGCAGACAACTTAGGCCGCCTAAGCATTGGGCAAAAGTTAAAATTTGAAAGTGGCGAATTAACAATAAATGGAAAAGGAACTTTTACAGGAACTGTTACTGCTGGCTCTGGATTAAACTCAGTATCTCTTGGCAACGATGTAAGTGGCACAAATGATGGCATCTACATTGGCGCAACTGGAGACTACATATATTCAGATGGAACACTAAGGTTGGGTAATGGAAACATTACATATTCAAACGGAACTCTGGCGGTTCAGGGAAACATTACAGCAAATTCTATAGCAGCAAATACAAGTCTTTCTGGACTAAGTATTACTGGAACTACTGGAACATTTGGCGGAGTTACAATAAATTCATCTGGTATTAGCTCAACTAATTTTAGCGTAACATCCACTGGAATTTTATCCGCAGCAGCAGGAACAATCGGTGGGTGGGATATAAATGGTACCCAGCTAAGAAGTACAGGCACAAACTCTATTACATTAAATCCAAATACACCTAAAATTGCATTGCTTCAGTCAGGCGTTGAAAAAATTACAATAGATCCAGTTGAGGGCATTAAAGACGGAGCTGGTAATTTTTCATTAACCCCAGCGGGAATACTTACTATAAAGGGATCTATTACTTCAGGATCAACAATTAATGGTGCAACAATCACTGTTAGTAATACATTTAGCTCAAGCGGTTTGACAACAGCATCTGATACAGGCTTAACGGAATCTACAGACTCATCTTCTGGAGGAACACAATCAACTTCGGGCTCCACTTCCTTTACTCCAACTCTTACCATAGCTAATGGAAAGATGTCTTCAGATAGCATATTAAGAATTGAAGGCTCAAGCTATACCGAGATACTATCTGGAGGAACTCAATCTGCGATATTTGATTCAAGCAAGTCCTCATTAGTATTTACTACTGGATTATATTTAGGAAACCCAGCCACATCTTCAACGGCTGAAATACAAAATCACTCTACTCCTTATATTACTGTAGACGCAAGAATGCGATTAAGAAGAGGTTCACCGCTTACCTATCCAAACGGAAGCACGGGAGCCTACATAAGAAACATTTATATTAAAAGTACAACTAGCACCCCATCATCTACAACAGGTCATGTCGGCGACATTATGATTACGTATTAGGAAAATAAATGGGTATTCTTTCTAAAGTTGCTAATACTGGTTCTTCAACAGACTGGAGAACTACAAAAAAGGTTTGGGTCAAGGTTTCAAGTACACTTTGGAAATCAGCAACTGCACTATACGGGAAAACAGTAAATGGCTGGGTAAAGATGTGGCCAGGAAATGCCCCTTCAGTAAGACCATCAGATCCAATTAATATAAGATTGGGCGGATATAATGGGACTGTAGCATCTAGCGTAGAGTTATTTTGTAGCACAAATGTTGGAACAGCGGGAACATTTTTAAAATTGTGGGGAAATGATGGATCATTTGATGGAGTAACCCCTATTACTATTTCCAATAGAAGAATGTTATGTTCAGACAATATTGACGGACAGGTAGAAAGATTTAGCTTAAGTGGAAATGACACTATAGATTTTGCAACAACGACTCAAGCAACCAGAGATCTTGCTGAAGGATACTATATATTTTATCAACTAAAAGCTGAAAACGTAGATGGAATTTTAGACGCATATTCTCCAGCAGTTAAAGTAATTAAAAGGAAACCAGCTTTAGTAAGCTATGCTATTCTTTCTGAATCAGGAGGACTTTTGCAAGGCGATAGTGGATTTTCTCCTTTTGACGTTGTATCATTAAGCGCTCAAGTACGTTACGGTTGGTGGATAAAGCCAGGAGGCTACTTAGGAGGAACTCCAGTTTTAAAATGGTGGAAAAATTCAACGGGATCAACAGGTGGAACCCTATTAAAAGAAATTAATATTGAAACAGGATACAACTATGTTGCGGGGTCATACGATTCGTCCTATACATACAATACAAATACTTCAAACGTTTTAACTATATCTAGCAGCTATAACGTAGGAAGTACACCACTTCAAGTAGGAGAGTACCTAGTTGCTGAACTTTATTTAGAAAACTCTTATACAGCACATTATGCTTCTCCAGCAAGCTACTGGGCTGCTACTGCCGTTGCAACAGTTCCCCCTCCAACATTTCTTACAGCAACAACAGATAGAGACGACGGTGTTGATTTAACATTTGGCGGATCATCTGCTGCAGTAAGTTATGATATTTTTTGGAATACAGGAGATGTTGCTCCTACAGATACAGTAACTCCAGATTTTTCTGGAAAATCTTCTCCATTCTTAGATACCACAATGGGTTTTGGCGTAACTAGATGGTACTGGGTTAGAGCAGTTAATTCAAGCGGCCTTAAATCTACTTGGTATCCTGCCGTAAACGGAGTAATTGGAACAAGGGTTAATGAGATATTTTATAACGTTAATTGGCTTGGAAATGGAGGGTCTTCATTTAATCAAGGTTCTCCATGGTCGTTTAAGAAAAACGGTACCGTCACAGTCCCTTCTGCAACTAGAATAGGATACACATTTCTTTTTTGGGCAAATACCGCATCAGGAGCATATACATACAGCACATCTAACGTCGGTGGAACTTGGTCTCCTCCTGCTCAAAACATTACTATGTATGCAAGGTGGCAGGAAAATATTTGTACAATACCCGATGTAATTGGCATGACAGAAATTAATGCAACAAATGCTGTTAACACTGCTGGATTTTTATACGAGTATACTGATTATATTGACACTACTAATGCTTCAATAGTTGGAACAGTTGCTGCAATAGATCCAGCAGTAGGGTCACAACCAGGCTGCGGTACAAACATAACTTTAACTTTATATAGGCTTCCACCTGCTACTGCCCCAAGCGGACTATCTGTAACACTCACTCCAACAGGAACACAGATGGCTGGAACGGAGCTCACGGCATCAGTTTCTACAACTGCTGGTAGTACGCCAATTACATATACGATTCAGATATTTAAAAGAACGGGTGCAGACCCAACAAATGCAAACACTCAAGTTGCAAGTGGAACAACATCTGCTACACACACTATTACAGCAAGTGAGGCTGCAGGAACACCAGACCGATTTATTGCATACGCAACTGCAAGCAACTCAGCTGGAACAGTAACTGGTTATTCTAGTGTTGTTACATCTACTCCTGCTGTAGCTACAGTTGTAGCGCCATCTGGGGGAACTGCTACAGTAAGCCCAACAACAGGAACTGCGGGAACAACAACATATACAGGATCTACTTCAGGATGGGCGGGATCAACAGCAACGTACACCTACTCATGGCAATATTTTAGCTCTAGTTCTTTTTCTTATGTAGAATATACATCGGGAACTTCATTTTCTCCGCCAGCAAATATTAATTCGCTATACCCAAACTATGGCTGGAGGCTTAGAGTTGCTGCAACTAATACAGCAGGAACTGCTTATGCAGATGCAAGTGTAACAATAAGTTCGCCAGCAGCAGCTATAGCTCCAAGCGGTGGTGAAGTTACCCTTACGCCAAGCGGAACCCAACAAGCTGGAACACAGATATGTGCAAATGTAACTGCTATGTCAGGAACCGCTACAATAAGCTATATAACTAATATTCGCAAAGCAACGGGTAGCAGTCCAACGGGAACAGCAACTTCCGTTGCTTCTGGATCTGGAACAGGTAATAGCGTATGTTGTCATACAATTACTGCAAGTGAAGCAGCAGGAACTCCAGATCAATTTAAAGCATATACGGTTGGAAGTAACTCTGCTGGGGACCATACTATTGGATCTAATACAGTTATATCCACCCCAGCCGTAGTGGTATTTCATGCGCCATATCACGAGCCAACTGTATTTCATGCGCCATATCACGAGCCAGCTGTATTTCATGCGCCATATCATGCGCCTACCCCAAGTTGTGGCTCTCCTTACTCGTTTAATTACCCAGACGCTAATTGTGGAGGCGATGGCGGATACGCTGGTATTTACAATAGTTGCGGAGTATTTGTGGGATGTAATGACTAGATATACTATATCTAAATTAGGGTTGTCTATATTAACATTCCCTGCTATAATATGGAAGGAGGTAAAAAATGACAATTGAACTAACAAATGAAGAAAAATTAAGTATTGTTGAGCAGCATATTAAGTCTATTGACTACGGTATTTACGGAGTGCAATTAGATATAATTGAAATAAATGCTATATCAAATCCAGATGCCTCTCAACTTTCAAACTTAAATACAAGACTTGCTGCTCTAAATTCAAAGAGAACAGCTCTCGTCACTGAAAAAGATTCATTGACCCCAACAGCTTAGGAATATAAAAATGGCAGATAAAACTGAATTAGTTGTAATGGCCTTACAGCAAAGAATTGGTGAGATTGTTTCAAATTATGAAACACAAATTGCTATTCTACGTGCAGAGCTTACACAGTTATCTCAAGATAAAGAAGACAAAGAAAAAGCAATAAAGGATTATGAAGATTCTTTACAAGCATAAGGAGAAAATGTAATGGCGTTTAATGATGGAGAGCCAATTGATGCGGCCAAGCTTGGAGCATTAGAAACATCTCTTGCAGAGATAAAGGCAAAGGTTCCTCAATTTGGATCCTCTACTACAAATATTGCAATTGACAATTCGACTATTGGAACTGTGGTTGTCCCACAAATATTTGGTGGGATTTCAGGAACAGTTCCATTAAATCCAGGTAAAACCTCTACCTTTACAATTAATTACAGTGGAGCTAAGTTGACCTCGGCACCCAAGTCTATTACTTTAACCCCAGTTCGTGAACCTGGAGTATCTCACAACGAAGCCCATGTTGTAAAAAGCTCAGTGAGTAGCACGACAGCAATGTGCAAGGTCTTTCAGCCAACTGGCTACACCGCTGGAAGTACTCAGTTTTATTTCTTAGTTATTCAGCACTCTTAGTATTGACAATCTAGGCCTATATGTTACAATTACTGTAACATCAAAGTCACGCACCCGTGACTTTTTTACATATTAAGGTAGAAAATGAGCAACGATTTAAAGTGGATGCTATCATCCGATCAGCAATTCCCGTATCAAGATGACAAGATGATTGCCTTATGGTTTAAGGTCATGAAATGGTTTAAGCCAGATGTAGTTGATTACTTGGGAGATACTGATGACCAAGCATGTTATAGCAAATACAATGAAGGATTGTCTTCAGAATTTCTTGCCTTGCATAAGACAGATAGCAAAGATCTTATTGTTCCAATGATGCGTCATGAAGCAAAGGGGGCAAGAGATTTTTATGCAAAGACTAGAGATATGTTACCTGACGCTCAGCTTTTTTCTGCTTTAGGAAACCACGACATTAGAATTTTTAACTACATGGATGCCAAGCTTCCAGATTATTTAAAAGAAGTGACACCAGAAACTCTTTGGAACCTAGACTCTTTGGGCTATGAATATATCTACTATGACTCTTTACCTAAACGTCGATTTGGCGATGTGCACGTACATCACGGAATTTCTATATCAGCAACTGGATCAGTCAGAAAAGACATGGAGGATTTACAGGTATCTTTAATTAGAGGACACTCACACAGAATTGCTTCACATATGGTAACATATGAATTAAGAAATAATGGCGAAGGAGAGACCCTCCGTGGATACGAGATTGGTCACATGTGCGATGAAAAGGGGCCAGGTATGAAGTATACACAGCATCACGACTGGCAAAAAGGTTTTGCTATTGCACACATTGTAAATGATTATCCTCATATTCAAATGATTCATGTTTCCCCAGACTACTCTTGCGTGGTGGACGGAAAGGTATTTACTTTATAATGTGGTGCGGCAAATGCGGAGGCAGAGTTTTTGTAGATAGAGTTTTTTCTCAAAAGCTACATATAGAATTATTTTGTATTATGTGTGGTAAAAGAAATATGGTTAACAAAGAAATGAGTGCTTTTGGAAAATGGCTAGACGCAAAAGAAACGGCAACCTTAAAGAACTACGGTATTTCTTCTTAAACGATAAGGTGCATAAGGTAATAAGATCATCCAGATCAAAGGACGAACTTATTGCCTGGTGCTATCCAGATCATAAGAGAGTGCTATATTCTTACTCTCAGGTATATAAACATTTAGGTAAAGCTTACAGCATAAAGCAGGTAGGATTACTTTTAAATAAACATAGTGTAACTATCCATGACTATATACTTGAGGGTAAAATAAAGACGCCATCTAAGATCTATCCAATTAGTAATCCTACAAATGAAAATTGGTCTAAGTATTTATTTAGCGAATCGGACATTTTAGACATTCACCAGTTTATCTTAGATGCTGGACACTCAAACAGTATGCCATCTCGTGCTGAATTATTGGGGCTTCTCAAACACAACATTATATTGTATACTAAGACAGACAGCGGGTTCATACCAGTTTGGAAGGCGGAATAATGGCAAGCAGCAGGATTGTAATTTGCCCAGTTTGTAATAAAGAATTAGAAGTCAGATCAGATTTTGCCCATATGACATTATCTAACCATACAAATAAGGAGCACAAGTGACAACGAGAGTTAAGGTGGACCTTTCGTTCACACGCAATTTAGGTAATTACGAAAGCATTAAAATTGGTGTTGGTGTTGAAGATGATCTCCGAGCTGGAGAGAATGTAGATACAGCCACAGAGAGAGTCTATAAGTTTGTTGAAGATAAGCTTATTGAAAAGACTCGTGAGGTAGAAGAAGAGCTAAAGCGTGGCAAATGAAAAGCAGCCTTATATTCTTATAAGCCTATATCTATCCTTGTATAAGGAAAGATACAACAAGTCTTTAACTATAAATAAGTTTAGAGAAAAGTGGGCTATGCAAGATGTAATAGATAGTGTAGGATATGATCGTTCAGTTGAGCTTTTAAAGTATTATTTTAAGACCAACAAATCTGGTCACCCATTGAACTTTTTTTATAACAACTTTGATAGGATTGACCAGTTAGAAAAAGATATTAAAAAGGATAAGGCAGTCCGCAGTGTCCTTCTAGGAGAAACTAAAAAGATGGTAGAAGGCGAAGAATGAATACAGAAGCAACTTTAATTTCTGCCGTATGTAAGAATAAAGATATTAGCACACTGCTTGCAGACAATGTTGACGACCTATTTACTTCCCATAGAGATATCTGGGAAAGCTTAAAGTCGTACTACTATAAGTTTAAAGCCGTGCCAGAGGCTGGCGTTCTTATGGAACGACATAAAGACTTTGAGCCAGTTGAAGCAAAGGCAGAGACTGGATACTACCTAGACATATTAAAGAACGAGTTTATTTCAAACAAACTCAAGACAATCATTTTACGTGGAGGATCTGCTCTTAAAGAAGATGCAGCATCTAGAGTTCTTGCACAAATGCAAAGCGACCTTGCTGGACTAAGTCGATATACAAATAATGTAAGAGACTTAGACATTGTTGATGTTGAAAATGCAGCACGACATTATCAAGCAGTTAAAGAGCGCTCATCTGTAATGGGTGGAGCACCAGGAATCCTAACTGGATTTGATGCTATTGATAAAGCATATCCAACAGGAATGGCACCAGGACATTTAATTGTTGCCATTGGTTGGCCAGGAAAAGGAAAGACGTGGTTTACTTCGTACCTTGCTTGCAAGGCTTGGGAGCAAGGCTTTAAGCCAATGATTGTTTCTCTTGAAATGTCTCCAGAGAATATGCGTGACCGTATCTTTACAATGCTTGGGTCTGGTATATTCCGTGCAAGCGATTTGTCAAAGGGTGACATTAACATTGATGACTTCCGTAACTGGGGAAACAAAAAGTTTGAGGGCAAAAATAGTTTTGTTTTGATCTCAAATGAGGGTGCATCAGAAGTTACTCCTGCAACCATTCAGGGCAAGATAGATCAGCACAAGCCAGACTTAGTTATTCTAGATTACCACCAGCTGTTTAACGATAACAAGCGTTCAAATTCTGAAGTAGAAAGAAACAGAAACGTTTCTCGTGAATTTAAAATGCTTGCTGTATCTAATAACATTCCTATCATTGATATTACTGCTGCAACAGCAGACGATATATCTGATCAGGAAAATCCGCCAATGATGTCTCAGGTTGCTTGGTCTAAAGCAATTGAGTACGATGCCGATATGGCTCTTGCGGTACACAGGTACCCACAGACCAATATGATTGAGATTGTGTCTAGAAAGAATAGACACGGTCATGACTTTAATTTCTATTTGGACTGGGATATTAACCGTGGTATCGTCAAAGAAATTTACGAGAACCCATTCCAAAATGACGCACAAAAGAATTAAAAGATTTCAAATTGATGTACAGTTTCATGATAACATTCAGCTTATTAGTCTTAAGCCGCAATATGAAAACTTACTTACTCACGATATGAGATCAAAAGGATATGTGAGAGTGCTTGACATAGACACAGCATTTTCGGTAGAATTTACAGGCGAAACATGGAAGTTCTTAATGACACTCCATGGTGTATACGTAGGAAAGAAGCAGGCATGGCTATCAGAGGGTATAACGCAAGGAAAATTGATTCCACGCAATATGCGCCCAACCATATCAAGTCAATAGTAAAAGCTCTTGGCTTAGACGTAGTTGCGGAACCAGGTAATGAGGTTATGTTTTACTGCCCATTTCATTCTAATAGACACACAGCTTCCTGCTGCATAAACAAGTCTTCAGGTGCCTGGCTATGCTTTAACCCTTCATGTGGAGAGTCTGGAACATTAACAGAGTTAGTTAGAAGAGTTTTACACAAAAATGATTTTGAGGCAATTAGATTTATTGCTGCACAGGAAAAAGAAGCATTAAATAATTTTGATGAAGTTATGGCTAGCATCTTTGAAGACAAGCCAGACTTCGAAGAGTTTTCACAAGAGACCTTAGATAAATTATATGCAGATCTATCTACAAGCAAAGAGGCTCAAGACTATTTACTATCCCGTGGGATTAATAAGTCGTCAATTGATTATTTTAAATTAGGGTATTCCTCTAATATGAATATGGTTATCACTCCAGTCCATAGTCCAGACGGAACGCCTATAGGTTTAGTGGGAAGATCAATTGAGGGCAAGTCATTTAAAAATAGCACTAACTTGCCTAAGAGCAAAACTTTATTTAACGTTCACCGTGCCAAGAAGATTGGCGAACATGTTATTGTAGTTGAGTCTAACTTTGATGCAATTAGAATACATCAGGCGGGATTCCCAAACGTAGTAGCAGTCCTAGGTGGAATATTATCCACAGAGCAGCATAAACTTTTAAATAGATACTTTAATAAAATAACTGTAATGACAGACTCAGATTTGGCTGGCAGAGAGCTAGGCTTGAGCATAGCCAATAGATTAAAGAACAAAGACCTCTTGTGGGCTTCCCATGAATATGGTAAGATATATCCACATGATGCAAAAGATGCTGGCGACATGACTGATGAAGAAATTAAAATCTGTATTAAAAATGCAGTATCAGACATAGAGTACAGGTCTTGGACCCCATAATAAAACAAACTAAAGATGGATATATACCATCAACTATATGAAACGAGGAAGCATGGGAATAGTAAAAGGGTTGAAAGACCTTAACAAAGTGATGGACAAGCCGCAGTCTTCAGGTGGAGACGGTACAAAGGCTCGTTGGGTTAAGTTAGAGGATGCAGAAAGCGTTAAAGTTCGTTTTCTTCAAGAACTTGATCCAGACTCACCTACCTACAATGAAAAGCTGGGCCTTGGATTTATTGCAGTAGAACACACAAATCCAAAAGACTATCGTCGCAAGGCTCTATGCACAATGGATGACCAAGGTAAGTGCTACGGTTGCGAACAACACCGCAAGGACTACAAGGCAGGATGGAAGGGCCGTTCACGACTCTACATTAATGTTCTTGTAGATGACGGCAAGGAAGATCCTTATGTAGGAATCTTGTCTCAGGGTTCAAGTGGAAAAACAATTACACCAACACTTATCGAGTACGCTGGAGAAATGGGAAGCATTACTAACCTAATGTGGCGCATTAAGCGTACTGGCACAAAGACAGATACAAGTTACACAATTATCCCACTTGCAAAAGATGAAACACCATTTGATGGTTCATCACTTGAGCTTTATCAGCTTGAGGATACAGCAGTGCGTGACATGCCATACACAGAGCAAGAAGCATTTTTTGCTGGTGAAGCAAATGGCGAAGAGTCTACTTCTTCAAGTAGCGTAGACTGGTAATAGGTTAAGAGGCGGAGAGTTAAATGAAATTTACACACTTACATGTGCATTCCTACTATTCTTTAATGGATGGACTTAACTCTCCCCTCGAACTTGTTCAGGCTGCGAAGGCAGCGGGACAAACAGCAATAGCAATAACAGATCACGGAACCTTGTCTTCACATAGAGAAATGCAGATTGCCTGTAAAGAAGAGGGCATAAAGCCAATCCTTGGAGTTGAAGCCTACATATCTCCAACAGACAGATTTGATAAATCTTCAAAGACAGATAAATCTATTCAGGCATATAACCACATTATCCTTTTAGCAAAAAATAAAAAAGGATTAGAAAACATTAATATTCTCCAAGAGATTGCTTGGAACGAAGGCTTTTATCATAAGCCTAGAATTGATAGAGAGGTTCTTAAGGAATATGCAGAAGGTGTTATTGTTCTTAGCGGATGCCTTAATGGGCTTATTAGTAAGTGCATCGAAAAGGGCGAATTTTCAGAAGCAAAGATTATACTCAAAGATTTTAAGCAAACTTTTCAAGAAGATTTTTATGTGGAGGTTCAGTCTCATAATCCGAAAGAGATAAATTCTAAATTACTGGAGCTTGCTGACGAACTTAATATTAAGGCGGTGGCGACTGGAGATGCTCACTTTGCTAAAGAAGAAGATAGAGTATTAGAAGAGGCAATGCTTATATTATCAACATCCCCTAAGATGGATAAGGATGCTGACTTTGAAATGTCTAGACAGATTAAAGATATTAATGAAAGATTAAACTATCTATACCCAGACCGTAGAATATCATTTCAGGATTACAATTTATTTATCCAATCACGATCTGAAATTGAAGCTGACTTTAATAAGGCTGGAATTACTCGTACAGATATATATGATAATACTATTGAAATTACTAATAAAATTAAGGAATACGACTTTAACAGTGGTTTAGACTTGCTCCCAGTACCCAAGACAGATGCCGACGAGAAACTGGCTCAGATGGCCTCTGAAGGCCTTAAACGCCTAGGTCTGACAGAGTCTCAAGTCTACATTGATAGGCTTGATGAAGAGTTATCTGTAATTAAAGATAAGTCATTTGCATCCTATTTCTTAGTTGTTGCCGATATGATTAACTGGGCAAAGAGTAACGATATCAAGGTTGGCCCAGGCCGAGGTTCGGCAGCAGGCTCACTGGTTTGCTATGCCCTTGGTATTACAGATGTAGATCCAATCAAGTATGATTTGCTATTCTTCCGATTCATTAACCCAGAACGTAATGACTTTCCAGATATTGATACAGACTTTGAAGATCGCCGTCGTAAAGAGGTTAAAGATTATTTAAAGAAAAAGTTTAAGCACGTTGCATCTATTTCTACATATACTTATTTTAAAGATAAGGGTGTAATTAGAGATGCTGCTCGTGTGTTTATGGTCCCGCTTTCAGATGTTAATCGTGCCATGAAATCTATTGATACGTTTGAAGATTTTATTGACTCCCCAAATACTAAAGAGTTTAGAACTAAGTACCCAGAGGTTGTTTGGCTTGCAGACAGACTGCGTGGAAGAATTAGATCCGTAGGTGTTCACGCAGCAGGTGTTGTTGTAGCAAAGGATGATCTTAGAAAATATGCACCAGTAGAATCAAGAGCTGATGCAAGTGATTTAGTTTCAGGAAGAATTCCAGTCGTCGCATACGATATGGATACGGTTGCAGATATAGGTCTTATTAAGCTAGATGCACTAGGTCTTAAGACTTTATCTGTGATCTCTGACACCCTTGCTTCAATTAAAAAGCGTTCAGGTAAAGATATAAATCTATCTAAGTTAACACTTGATGACCCAGATGTTTACAAGGTTTTGAGCGAAGGCTATACAAAGGGTGTATTCCAAGCAGAAGCAACCCCTTATACCAATTTGCTAATTAAAATGGGTGTAGATAAGTTTGAAGATCTTGCTGCATCAAACGCATTGGTTCGTCCAGGAGCTATGAATACGGTAGGTGCTTCTTATATTAAGCGTAAGCATGGTGATGAAGCAGTACAGTTTATTCATCCAATCATGAAGCCATTTACAGAAAATACATACGGAGTTATTATTTATCAAGAACAGGTCATGCAGGCTTGTGTGCACCTCGGAGGAATGACTTGGTCAGAAGCTGACAAAGTTCGTAAAATTATTGGAAAGAAGAAAGATGCAAAAGAGTTCGACCAGTTCAAGGATCGCTTTATTGATGGCGCTTCAAAACACATTTCTAAGAAGCAAGCCGAAACGCTATGGCATACTTTCGAGGCTCATGCTGGGTATTCTTTTAACCGTTCCCATGCTGTTGCTTACTCTATGCTCTCTTACTATACTGCTTGGCTCAAGACTTATTATCCTTTGGAATTTATGTTCTCGATTCTTAAAAACGAAAATGACAAAGACGCCAGAACAGAATATTTAATTGAAGCAAAAAGATTAAATCTGAGCATTAAGCTTCCACACATTAATGAATCAGACGTGTTCTTTTCATTAAAGGGAGACTCAATTAGATTCGGCTTGGGTGAAGTAAAGTTTATTTCAGATAGTATTGCAAATAAAATTATTGATCAGAGACCATTTAAATCTTATTCTGAATTTATTGAAAAGGCTTCTAAGAAGGGCAGCGGAATCAATAGCCGTGCAATATCTGCACTGAATGCAATTGGTGCTGCGGCATTTGAAGACAATCCAAGAAGCGGAAATGAAAAGGATAGCTACTACGAGTATCTAGGCATACCTACATTTAACCTAGAAGGAATTCCACCACGTATTAAATCACAGGCAAGACCGATTGAAGAGTTTGAAGACCTAGGGTCATTTGTTATGTTTGGAATGGTTAAATCAATTAAGCGTGGTAACGGTTGGGCACGTATTGAATTGGTAGATGAGACTGGGTCAATTGGACTATTCCATACTGAGCAAACACAAATAGAGACTGGGCAGATGTACTTTATCCTTGTTGGAGATAACAGAATTGCTCGCTATGTAAAGGTAAGTGATATTGATCCTACGGGCTCTAATTCATTTGTAGATTATCTTTATAAAAAGCGTTATGATCTTGACGAAGACGAGTATGTTGTAGTAGACTTTACTCCGTATGTAACAAAAGCTGGGAAGACAATGAGCCACATAGTTCTTTCCAATTCAGAGAAAGAATTAACTAGAGTAATTGCTTTCCCAACAATGTATAAGATGTCCCTAGCTAAAATGCGTGAGGGAATGAAGTGTAAGGTTGTTCTATCTACTTTAGATGATGGAACTTTAATGGTAAAGGAAATAAAATGACAGAAGAATATGATGTAAATGAAGTGCAGGCATCGCTAACAGCAAGCAAGGTTCTTGTTGCTATTTTGGAAACACTAGGTAGCGTAAGAGTTGAAACAAAAACTTTAGTTGAAGCAACTAATAAAGACAAGCAGCTTGTCGTAGACTATGATGAAACTGGACCAGCTTTTATCTTTAGACTGCCATCCGATAGCGAATTTGAATTCAATGGTGTGCTAGCTGAAGGAGAAATTAAAGAGGCGGAATTAATTAATGACGAAGCGGAATTAATTAATGACTTCGAATAGCATAGTAACAGAGTACGGCCTAGATGCTCTATCAGCAGTTTTACATGAGACTGCAATTGAAAAGGGTTTCTGGGAAGGCACAATCAGTTACGACAAGGTTGGAAACAAGCTAGCGCTTGTGCATTCTGAAGTAACAGAAGTGCTTGAAGCAATTAGAAAAAATAAAGGGTCAGAAGAAGTTGTTGAAGAAATGGCAGATGTAATTATTAGATTGCTAGACATTTATGCAGCAATGAGAAATTCAGGAGATTTAATTCATAGCCTAGATGACGTTCTAGATAAAAAAATTAATATAAATAAAGAAAGACCAAAGCTTCACGGCAATTTATTTTAATGCTATACTAAGGGAAAGAAAAGGTTCACATGAGTATATTAATAGACGATGTATTAGCAAAGCTAGATCCTAAAACAAGAGCAAGAGTTCAGTCTGCACAGGATGTTCAAGTTGAAAAACAACTCACACCCAGCATTGGATTAAATTTTGCTTTGCGTGGAGGGCTAGGATACGGAAGACAGGTTTTAGTATGGGGCAATAAGTCTGCAGGAAAGTCTTCTTTCTGTTTGCAGATGATAGCTTTGGCACAAAAAGAAGGAAAGACTTGTGCTTGGATAGATGCAGAAGCATCATACGATCAATCATGGGCTGAAAGTTTAGGAGTAGATTCATCTTCCCTTATCTATTCTCCAGCAAAAACAGTTAATGATATGGTTGACGTAGCAACAAAGCTAATGGATGCTGGGGTTGACATGATAGTTGTTGATTCAATTTCTGCCCTACTGCCTGCAATTTATTTTGAAAAAGATGGAAATGAAATGAAAGATTTGCAAGATACTAAGCAAATCGGCGCTGAAGCAAAGGATATGACCCACGCAGTCAAGATGTTAAACTATGCAAACAAAAACACACTACTTGTTCTCATCTCACAACAACGAAATCAGTTTGGATCTATGCATGCTTCGCACATCCCCACGGGTGGAATGGCAGTCAAGTTCTTTTCTTCAACCGTCATTAAGCTCTGGTCGTCAGAAGCTGAGGCTAATGCTATTAAAGCTGGCGTTAAAGTTGGCGACAAAATTATCGAACAAAGAGTCGGAAGACCAGTTAACTGGATTATTGATTACAACAAACTCGGCCCCCCAAATTTATCGGGACAGTACGACTTTTATTACCAAGGGGACACTCTCGGTGTAGACCGTGTCGGTGAAACTCTTGATGTTGCAGAAATGTGCGGTATCGTAGAAAAAGGTGGAGCATGGTACACAGTAAATGGAGAACGTTTTCAAGGACGTGCAAAGGCTGTAGCATATTTAAAGGAAAATCCAGATGTTGTAGACAGCTTAGAAGAAGAGATAAATGCCAAATCTTAATGAGTTTCTTAATAAAAAAATTGAGCAAAAAGAATATAGCCTAGAAAAGCTTCCAGGTCTTAGGGCATGCAATACATGCGATGAAGATGTTAATGGAGCAATGTGGGATCCAATTGAATTAGTAATGTCTTGGAGATGCTCTAAGGGCCATGAAACAACTTTTAAGGTTCAGTAATGTCAGAAAGAGCAGAAGTAAAAAGAGATGGGGCTAAGGCTCAAAAAAATAGTGGCCGTGGCGACTATCAAAAAGGTGATGCAAAGTGGAACCAGTTCCTTGTGGACTACAAAGAAGCAAAAGCATCCTTTAATTTAAATAAAGATGTATGGGCTAAGATTTGTACAGATACCTTTAAGGTAAGTAGAGATATGCACCCTGCACTTAAAATTATTATTGGTGAAGATTCTAAGGTCCGTCTTGGAATTATTGAATGGTCTGTATTAGAGGAACTGATACAATTTTGGGAGGACAACAATGACAGAAGATAAGAATACTCTTGAGCTAATTAGCAATATTACTGAGTTTAATGATTTACATGAGTTCATGAAAGATGAGCATCTAGATAAAGCATTGGCAATCGTAGTAAAGCTATTGATGAACCCAGATGTTCCTTCAGCAAAAGCACCTCATCTAATTATGGAGCTGCAGGCAATGTCAACTAAGTTTGCTGTACTTGCATCCGTGTATTCAACAATTGCAAAAGACAAAGCTGGAACCGCTAACAACAATAAGAAAAACATTTACTATTCAGTAAAGGAGTCCATAGACAAACTTGTAGATGCACTTAAGTATGTCGTTAGGTACAACTCATAAATGGCTAGAGATATTGTAAAGAACCTTAAGTTTAAAAAGCACACTGGAAAGTTCTTTGACCCAGAAAAGTTTGCAGATCTTCTAGACGAGGCTTACAGAAATACAAAACGTGCTGATGGGTCTATGACCAAGAAATCATTTAGTCCAAGCGCCCTTGGCTATGGTCACGGCAAGTGTCCTAGATATTGGTACATGGCATTTTCTGGAGCAGTTTTTATTGATGACAACGATGCAGTTGCCGTTGCTAATATGGCACAAGGAACTCAGGCGCATGAGCGATTACAGAAGCTTATTTCTACTATGCCAGAGTGGAGAGCGGAAGAAGAAGAGATTATTAATGAGTATCCACCGATCAGAGGATTTATAGATCTTATTATGGAGTACGATGGCGAGACAGTAATTGGTGAAATTAAAACGGCAAAGCAAGAGGTTTGGGATACCAGACAATCAGAGATGAAGCCCACAGATAACCACATGCTACAACTTCTTACCTACATGAAGTTAAAGAATGCTAAAGAGGGATTTTTCTTATATGAGAATAAGAATACCCAAGAGATTTTGGTTATTCCAATTTCTATGAATGAAAAGAATACAAGGATTATCGAGGAGACCTTTGCTTGGATGTGCGAAGTCTGGGATAACTTTAAGGATGGAGATCTTCCTAAGAGACCAGAAGGTGCAACTAAATCCAAAATGCCTTGTACTTATTGCCCAGTTAAGAAAGAGTGCTACGAAAAGGGTGGTCCAGTAGGCACTGTTGAAATTGATTTGTTTTCGGTATCTAATTTATGATATGTGCAAATAAAGAGTGTGCTAAAGATTTTGAGCCAAAGACTCATAATCAAAAGTATTGCACAGATGAGTGCTGTAGAGTTGCAACAAACCGTAGGATCATGGAGAAGTATTATGAAAAGAAAGCTATTAGAAATGGTGCTGTTCGTCCATGCAAAAAATGTAAGATACAATTAAGTAGGTATAATAAAACAGAACACTGCGCCACATGTGCAAAGAATATTGATCTGGCTACAAAAGGCAAAGTAAAAAGGATGCTAGATGACATTGGCTAGTCTTGCAAAGACAAAAGCAAATAGGGTTTTGGGAATAGACGCCTCAACAAACTCTATTGCTTTCTGCTTAATGGAAGGTGATAAGCCATTAAAGTGGGGCAAGGTTGATCTTAATGGTCTTGATATATATGAAAAAATTCACGACGCAAAAAATAAAATGCATTCAATGCTTGAAGAATTAAAATCAGATTACATTGTTGTCGAAGGTGCTGTGTTTGTTAAGTCAGCAGATGCTGTAATTAAACTATCATATGTTTATGGGGTTGTTATAGCAGAACTAATGTCGACGGGGGCAAAGGTTATAACAATAGCACCTTCATCCTGGCAATCCTACATAGGAAACAAGAACCCTACTAAAGATGAGAAGCAAGCAATAAGACTACTTAACCCAGGATACGCAGACTCATGGTATCAAAACAAACTTAGAAATATGAGAAAGCAGAGAACTGCTGACTATTTTAATAGAAAGTATAATTTAAATGTGGTGGATTTTGACGTTGCAGATAGCTTTGGTATTGCACATTATGCTAACAAGGTACTGACAGAACGATGAAGTTGTATCAAAATAAAGACTGGCTATTCAGAAGGTATTCTGTTCAAAAGAAAACCATTATTGAAATAGCTGAAGAGTGTAAAGTTTCTGCTATGACTATACAGAGATACCTAGAAAAGTTTGGATTGACTAAAAAAAGATGAGTAAAGATGTGTGGCTAAATGCCAATCAAGAAACAGCAGGAGATCTTATCCTTACAGGTTATCATGGCCTCCTAAGAGATATGCCTGTTTACGATGAGGTAAGATCATTATTCGGACACGGATCAACAGCCCTAGACTTTGGGTGCGGAGTAGGAAGAAACTCTGTAGCCCTATCTGACACATATAATAAAGTTATTTCTTTTGATTTGCCCAGCATGATTGGCCTAGTCCCAGAAGATAACAAGCTAAGCAATATAACATATACAACCGACTGGGAGTATGTAAAATCTTTTAAGTTTGATACTGTATTAGCAAGCCTTGTGTTTCAGCATATAGAAGATTCAGAATTGAATTCATATTTAACCGACCTGTCTCAAATAGCGGACAGATTAGTTCTTCACAGCAGAACCTGGATTGATCATTCAGCTTCACAGGTATTGCCAATTGTAGAGAAATACTTTATAATTGATACTATTGAGTATTCAAGAGATCCCAATAATCCTATTGAGGATCATTTTATTGCAACATTAAACAAGAGGGCGGAATAATGTTAAAACCAGTATATGAAGATGTATCTCAGTTTCATTGTAATGATTTGTATTTAAGATCAGTAGGTGCTCCAGCAGGCAATAAGATCTGGGAAACATGCCATGAAATTGCACACATGTTAATTGAAAAGAATATATCATATGGCAACTCGGCTTTAGAACCTGCAAGAATATTTTCAACGGCGGACTCAACAGAACAATTAAAGGTCCGTATTGATGATAAGTTAAACAGAGTAAAGAACAATCAAGGCTTTGCAGGAGATAATGATATTGATGATTTGATTGGCTATTTAGTATTATATAAGATTGCAAAGGCTAATTCTAATTGACATTTTAGTCAACTGAAAGTATAATAGGTTAATGAGCGAAATAGAATTAGCCCAACATTTTGACAGAATGAACAGGGTTGTAGAAGAACTTCTCAAAGGCAACACGCCAACACAGATTGCTACCCTAACGGGATTTCAAAGAAAAGAAGTCCTTGAGTTTATTGACGAGTGGAAGACTGTAGTCCATAGCGATAGCGGAATCAGAGACAGAGCAAGAGAAGCCATCTCAGGGGCAGACCAGCACTATGCAATGCTTATCAAAGAAGCCTGGAAAACAGTTGAAGACGCAGATCAGGCGGGACAGCTGGCGGTTAAGTCAGGTGCACTAAAACTAATTGCAGACATAGAGACAAAGCGAATAGCAATGTTGCAGTCTGTTGGCGTACTTGAAAATAATGAAATTGCATCTCAAATTGTTGAGACAGAACGTAAGCAAGAAGTACTAATAAGAATATTAAAAGAAGTTACAGCACCATGCCCTAAATGCAAAATGGAAGTTGCAAAAAGATTATCTCAAATTACTGGAGTAATCGAATCCGTCCCAGTAGAGGAAGCAGATGTCGTTTGATTATGCCGACCTTATTGATATGCTTGACGGCGAAGAGTTTGACGAAAAGCCAGTCGATCTAAAAACATTTGCTACCCATCCAGAGTACCTAGGACTTCCACCTCTTTCAGAGTACCAGTATACATTAATTGAAAAAAGTTCTCAGATATATAAAGAGTCAACTCTAATTAAATTGTTTGGCGAAGAAGAAGGAAAGATAAGGTTTAAGCAAACTGCTAATGAAGTTGTTGCTCAGCTAGGTAAGGGAAGCGGAAAAGATTACTGCTCAACTATTGCTGTATCATATATAGTTTATTTGTTGTTGTGTTTAAAAGACCCAGCAACATATTATGGTAAGCCTCCAGGAGATAGCATTGATATTATTAATATTGCTATTAACTCACAACAAGCAAGCAACGTTTTCTTTAAAGGATTTAAAACACGCATTGAAAAGTCTCCGTGGTTTGCGGGCAAGTACAGCGACAAGGCTGCTGAAATTAAATTTGATAAAGCAATAACAGTACATTCTGGTCACTCTGAGCGTGAAGCTTGGGAAGGGTATAACGTTATTGTTGTTATTCTTGATGAGATTTCAGGCTTTGCAATTGAAAATACTACGGGTCATGATCAGGCTAAGACTGGTGGCGCTATATATGATATGTATAGAGCATCAGTAGATTCTCGTTTTCCTGATTTTGGTAAAGTTATTTTGCTTTCCTTCCCAAGATATAAGAATGATTATATACAGCAAAGATACGATGCTGTTGTGGCTCAGAAGGAAACTATAGTTAGAGAACATAAATTTAAAATGGATACAGATCTTCCAGATGGTACAGAGGGAAATGAATTTGAAGTACAATGGGAAGAAGACCACATCTTATCTTACAAGATACCAAAGGTGTATGCTCTAAAACGCCCCACATGGGAAGTTAATCCAGTAAGAACCATTGATGATTTTAAAGTTGCATTTTTTACAAACCCAACAGATGCTCTTTCTAGATTTGCATGCATGCCGCCAGAAGCAGTCGACGCATTCTTTAAGTCAAGAGAAAAAGTTGAAAAGGCGTTTAATAAAGGCCACTTAGCAGTAGACACATTTGGAAGACTAGAAGAATGGTTTATACCAGATCCAGATAAAAAATATTTCTTGCACGTAGACTTAGCTCAAAAGCATGACCATTGTGCAGTTGCAATGGGGCATGTAAATAGATGGGTTAATGTTAAAGTAACCGACACATACTCTCAACCAGCACCGATTGTTGAGATAGACGCAGTAAGATACTGGACACCAACAGCAGATAAGTCTGTTGATTTTACAGAAGTTAAAGATTATATTTTATCACTTAGAACAAGAGGCTTTAACATAAGCGTTTGTACCTTTGACAGATGGAATTCTCATGATATGATGCAACAACTAAAACAATACGGCATCAATACAGAAATTCTATCTGTCGCTAAAAAACATTACGATGACATGGCGATGGTTGTGCTAGAAGAAAGACTGACTGGCCCACACATTCAATTATTAATTGATGAACTACTTCAGTTAAGAATTATGAGGGACAAAGTTGATCACCCTAGAAAGGGATCAAAAGACTTGGCGGATGCTGTATGCGGTGCTATTTATAATGCTATAAGTAGAACTAGATTTGACTCTAATCAAGAAGTAAACGTTCACACATATGAATCAATGACTTTTGATAATGATTTTGGTGTAGAGCCTGACGGAGAAACGTCTACATTTAATATGATAAGGGCACCACGTATGCCAGAAAACTTAAAAGACGCAATGGACAGGATGATGATAATATGAGTACGTATCAAGAAAAAGCAAAAGAATGTAAGTGTTGCGGAAAGCATGTTCCGCTTCCTACTGTATTAAAAGAATATAATGAAATAGTTTTATGTCCAACAACATTTTCTAATGTAGTTGAATATAAAAGAATATGGATAGCCTCTGGGAAAAGACCAATGGGAAATATTCGTAAACATTTTTCAGAATATGTACAGCAAATAGTTGAAGCAACTATTGACAAAAATGAAGACGGCACGTTATAATAGACTTCTAAGCAACAATAGCTTAGTTGGTTAAAGCCCCGAACTCATAATTCGGTAATCGTAGGTTCAAGTCCTACTTGTTGCACGAAAGGTTAATATGGATAACGAAGATAAAATGGAATACTATCTTTCAATAGGTGCCATAGAGTTATCTGGAATGGACGAGGATGGCGAATTCATATTTAACATAACAGACAGAGCAAAAAAGCTTGCACCAGAACTTTGGCGGGCACACGAAGAGCATGTTAATGAGTCATTAGTTTCTCTATATAATAAAGGATTAATTAATGTAACATACAATGATAATCTTGAAGCAATAATTGAGATGTCTGATGAGGGAAAAAAAGTAGCAAAAGAGATGGGCTTAGTTGAAATGGATATGGACATAGATATTCCAAATGATTAAGACAAGCCTTCGTAGCTCAGGGGATAGAGCGAGACTCTTCTAAGGTCTGCGTCGCAGGTTCGATCCCTGCCGAGGGCACAATGCGGATGTTGCATATTGGTAGTGCCTCTGCCTTCCAAGCAGAAGGGGTGAGTTCGATTCTCATCATCCGCTCTCTTTCTCACTCGTCCAACGGCAGGACATCGCCCTTTGGAGGCGAGAATCGTGGTTCGAATCCATGGTGAGAAGCTAAAAAAAATGATATACTAATCATAAGCAGTACAAAAACAAGGAGAAATAAAATGAGCGTTTTAAAAAAGATTAAAGATTTTCTTGGAGTTAAAGAAGATACTTATAACGTAAAGATGGATGAAGTTTTAGCACCAGCAAAGAAAGCACCAGCAAAGAAGGTTGCCAAGAAGGCTCCCGCAAAGAAAGTAACTAAGAAAGCACCAGCCAAGAAGGTTGCTAAAAAAGCGCCAACTAAGAAGTCTGCAATTAAGAAGCCAATGTAATGTACGAATACTACGTTAAAAAAGTAGAAGCTGTAGTCGACGGGGACACAATTGATGTTCTCATTGACTTAGGTTTTGATATATTGTTTGCATCAAGAGTAAGACTGGCTGGAATTGATACTCCAGAATCCAGAACAAAGGACCTAGCAGAAAAGAAGCTTGGACTTGAAGCAAAGGAATACCTTAAGTCTAAATTAAAAGACGCCAAGGACGTAAGAATCAAAACAGAAAAGATGGACTCATCTGAAAAGTATGGAAGAATCCTAGGATGGATTTTTGTTGACGATCAAAAAGTTTCGATTAACGAGCAGATGATTACAGATGGACATGCGTGGGGATACCTAGGAGATACCAAAGTTAAAGACTTCCAGGCTTTAGCAAAGGCAAGAGCAAAGTCTGGTAAATAAATATCAGTTATGCTATAATTATTTTACATCCGCCTTATGGGGATGCTAAACTAACTCGCTTAAAAGGAGCAAAAATGGTAAATACACTCATGGGATCTATCTTCACAGATCCTTTTTTTATTGGCTTTAATCGTGAAATGGAAAGAATGGCACATGTCCATCAGGCTGCAACACGCCAGACATATCCACCATATGATGTTTTAAAGCTAGACGAAGATACATATCAGGTATCAATTGCAGTAGCAGGATTCACAAAAGATGATATTGATGTTTCAGTAGACAACGGAACACTTATTATTAAGGGTGAAATCACAGAGGTTACAGACGGCGAATATCTACATAAAGGTATTGCTGCACGTAAATTCACAAGAACATTTGGGCTTGGCGAATATATGGAGGTAACTGGAGCTTCAATCGAAGACGGAATGTTAAACATTAATGTAGACAGAATCATTCCAGAAGAAAAGAAGCCAAAGGTCATTAAGATCAAATAGTCTTTGGTTCGCTACCGAAGGAGACCTGAGCAAGTCATGAAAAGGCTCATTTAACTTAAAGGATATGTAATGCCAGTATACGAATACAAGTGCTCATATGATGATGCACACCCAACAATGTCAGTACATAGATCTATTGTTGATAATGATCCAGGCTACACATGTGTTGAATGTGAGTCAGAAATGACTAGACACTTTACTCCATTTGGTATACAGTTTAAAGGTAATGGCTTTTATAAAACAGATAATCCTAAATAGTTAAGTGGTATAATTATTAAGTAAGCAAAGATATTGCATTACTTAGGAGATACCTAGTTGACTAGAAAGTTACAGTATTTTTTAACCAGCCTTTTTATAATCGGCTGGCTTTTCCTTTTTAGCCCTAACTTTGCTAATGCTAATGAGCCACCAGCCCCCTCAGAGCAAGTTGTTGTAAGCCCAGCACAGCAAGCGGTCAATACAGCAATCGCAACTGCAACGACAGAAGTTGCACAAGCCGCAGCTGCATCGGATACAGCAACAGTAACAATAGCAACTGCGGTCCAAGCAGTAACAGCATCTAATACAGCCGTAGCTGCAGCAAATACTGCGGTTACTGCGGCAACTACTGCAGTAGCAGAAGTTTCAAATGTATCAACAGTTGTAGAAACTGCAACGGCAGTTGTTCAAGCAATTACTTCAACAGTAGCATCAGTTACACAAGCCGTAGCCGCAATACCAGTAACAGCCACAACTCAAACACCAGAGGTTGCTACGGCGCAAGAAGTTGTTACAGTGGCAGCCACAGTTGTTGAATCTGCAACTACATCATTAACACAAGCAGTTGCCACGGCAGCAACTCCAGTAGGATCCCCTGTTCCGTCTGTTACTGTAGAGCAAGTTTCTACAGCAATTGCAACAGAGGTTGCTCAATCAGAAACAGCAACAGTTTTAGTTCAATCAGCACAGACAGCAATAGATACGGCTACTACAACAGTTGCTACAGCAACTACGGCAGTAGCAGCAGTAACACCTGCACGGACAGAGGCTCAAACACAATTAACTCAAGCAAATGTAGCAATTAATAACGCACAGGATGCAGTTAATGCTCTTGCAGCAACTATTGGCACTACAACAAATGTTTTAGCAAACACAGATGATGCGGGTGTACGCATGAATCTACCATTTAATTTACAAATGGGCGGGGTAACATATAACAATGTTTATGTTGGATCAAATGCAACTATTACTTTTGGAGTAAACGAAGGTGGAACTTATCATACTACTCCCAATGCACCTTCTATATCTATAGCAGGATACGACTGGACTACTTGGAGTAATGGATCTGGAATTACATACTCAACAACTACTAATACACTTAGTGTTGCTTGGGACCTTAGAGTATTTCCACTAACTACCGCCGAGACACAAATGACTCAAGTTAGATTTAATGCGGATGTTAATCCTTCAGATGGTGCATGGCAAGCAGACGTTAGCGTAACTGGTCCTATTCCAAATGGGGCTAGGTTTAATGTAAGAGAGGCTACTGGAGGTACATTAACTCCTATTGTTAATACAAGCACTACAACAGGGTTTACTGGAACAATTAGTCAAGGATCTCCATTTACTCCCACTCCTGATCCAGACAATGCGACAGTCTTGGCAGCAATTGATACAGCAAATGCACAAATTGCTACATTAAACTCAGCAGTTACAGCTATTGTTGCAACAAATACAGCAAATACAAATACAGTTATTGCACCAATTGCAACTGTTTCACAAAATACTGTAACGGCACTAGCAGCAGCAAGCACAACATTAACTGAAAAGGTGGCAGACCTTGCAATTGTTTCTACAGCCGTAGAAAAAGTAACTACCGCACCTACAATAGTAGCAGCAGCACAAACAGTAATTGATGCAGTTCCTGCACCTGCAC